AATCCAGGGGGTTTTGGTCTGCAGCGCCACGTTCTCGACGGCCGAAGAGGTCCAGAAGTTGTAGATGCGCTGCGGGTCCTTCATCGCCCGCGTGTGGCCCTTCCGGTCGAGCTTCCCGTCAATGATAGTCTCTTCCCCGATGACCGGGACGAGCGGGATGTACTTTCCAGGCTCCTTAGTGGTCTCGACTAGTTCATGCCCGACGATTATGTGCTTCGAGACGACGATAGTCACCACGTCGCGCTTCTGGATACTGGCGTCCTGCAGCACATCGTTCCAGATGGCCTTCGGGAGCTGCGACTTCCGAATGGTGCGTGGCTTGCCATCGGGGCCAGGAAGGGCCAGAATTTGATCCTTGACGAACTCTCGCCGCCAGTATTCACAGACCCGGATATGATCCTTCTGCACGAAAGTGGAGTACCCAGTGGCCATCGCTGTCTGATCTGCGAAGCCCTTGAACTCCGGGTAAGCCTCGTCAAAGTCGGTCTTCAGCACATCATCGTAGACAAAGGCAAACTTGGCGTCGGACTTATCTGCCTCCTTGGCGTCCGGGTCCATGTAGATCGAGTTCGGATCGACCACTCGCTTGATGGACAGCACCTGATCGAAGTCGTCGTCGTTCTCGTACTCCCGGACGACGCGCAGCCAGCCGATGCCGGATTTGACCTGGTGCTCGACGGCGGTAGAATACGCCGTCTGGGCATTGGAGGCATATTCGATATGGCGAATGATCGCTTCGCAGGTCTTCGCCGACTCGTAGGTCGCCCCGTTCCCCGTCGCACGGATCACGATGCTGGGCTTGTTCTGCTTCGAGTCGTTGATGATCTGGAGATTATGCTGGCGGACCCGGTTGACCGTCAGGCAAGGCCGCTCGTCGTCCTTGCGGATACCGGAGATATCATCCGGCCAAGCAAAGCCATTGTCCGAGTCAGCCTCAGCGAACTTGTAGTCCTCTAGGGCCAGCGTCCGTGCGGAAGACTCCCAGGACACACACCGAGCGAAGTCCTTAATCGCATCAGCGACTATCGGGTTCCGAGTGCTTCGGCCATCCGCAGCTAGCGCAGCCATCCGTGCCTTTCAGGGCGATGCCCAAAGCTCAAGCTATTAACGACTTTTTCTGCAACATTGATGAGCTTATCGTTGCCCCGCTTCCCAGGCTGCTTCAGCGCAATTGCCATGTAGCGCCAGGAGTCAGCATCGTGGGAAGACTCATCATGGACTGGCTCCTTGGATAGGAAGCCGTTACTTTCCTTGATTTCGTAGTGGTAGGCTCGGAGGGATTTCACTCCCGCAGCGCACTTCGTCTCATCGATGAAGGTGTTAGCGAACATCAGACGGGAGGCGTTGATCCCATCGGTAAGGCTGAGCTTGGGCACTATCCGCACCTTGTGCCCTGCACCCCGAGTGATTTCTTCTATCGATCGCTTTGTGCCCAGCGTCTTCGCCTTGGCGTCGTGGGGGAGCCACATGGTATCGTAGACGTAGGGTTTGGTTTGCAAGTACTGCAAATAGTGGTTGATATCTCGCCGGTTGTTGGAGTAGTGATCGATGACGTGGTTCTCAAAGCCAACCCGTTGGGCGAACCAGATGGAGGTATGATCTGCCCATCCAAGGTCCCAGAAGGTCGAAACCCCGACAAGCGGGTCATAAGGTACTTTACAAAGGCGTCCATCCTTGACCAAATCCCTCATCTCGTTCATGTAAACCGCGCCTTCGAGGAGGACCTTACAATCCCCCTCCCAGACGTGCAGGTATTCATCGTAGTCTTTGGACTTTAGCTCCTCCATCTCGGCCATCAGAACAGCGGGGAACCACTTGTTGTCACGCCAGGTGACTTTGACAACAGTCGCGAGGTCCTCTGGGGGAGGATTTTTCACGAAACGCTGATAAGTGTCGTCAGTCTCCAGGTCAGGGTTGAAGGATACCCAGATCTCACTTCCTTCCTTACGGATGGTCGGGATCAGGATTTCCCAGCTGGAATGGGTACAGCGGTGCCCTTCCTCCACCCAGCAGATATCGATGCCTTCGTAGGACTTGATTTTATCCACATTTCGGTAGATGCCCTCGAAGAAGAACTCGGTTCCGAAGGAGTTATGGATGGAGGCTTTCTCGATCTTGTAGGGCAGACCCAGGGCAGCGGCCTGATCGGAGAGGAGTTTGTGGACTGACTCGGCTATGGAGTTCTGCCATTCGCGGGCGCACAGGACACGCAGCGGGCGCTCCATGCCCATGATGAGAAGCGCCCTGGCGAACCCCCAGCTCTTAGCTCCGCCACGTCCACCATAAGCCACCTTGTACCGCTTGGGGCGGAACAGGAACTCTAGAGCGGCAGGGAAGTCGGCGCTAACATGCATGGTGGGCTAGTTCGATCCTCGAATGTGGGTCACGGCGATGTGAGCAAGGGCAGACGGCTGTCGGGGAGACGCGAGTTGAAGTCGCGAAACCGCTTCAAATGACCATTGAGAAATTGCGAGCTGTTATTGCTCCCGAGTGCGAGCGCCGCTGGGGAAACAAACGCATTAGCGAGCGTCGAGATTGCTGGTAGCGCGCCGTTCGCAGTGATGGAATGGTCGCCAACCTTGGCCGCGTAAGCGGCTTTGAACACGACTCCAATCGTCGGCACGAAGTTCGTAGCTGCTGTATAATTAATGCCTGGAAGCGCGCCGACAACCTTAAACGAGCCGCCCTGCACTAGGGGGGCAGGATAGGCAACCGTTGCTGAAGCTCCCACCAAATATGCATCTACAACTGTCAACGCCCCGACATCGCCCTCGGTAACGTAGGTGACGGCATTCGGATTGAACGCAAACGCTGTCAGCGCCAGTGTTGCCAGGTCTCCCGCGCGCGTCACAGTTGCCGCAGTGGTAGCAATGTAGCTGGTCCTGAACCCACCTAGCTGCAAATCCGCCCCATAGACAAACATCCCGGAGGTGCCGTCGCCAAGGTAGCTGGTACCAGAATTAAGGTAAACTGCAGCCTGCGGTGTAGTCGTCGTAGCCGGATCAACCGTGCCTGCCACAGTAGCCCAGCACCAGCCATTGGGCAGCGTGGTGACGGTGGCGCTATTCGCCACCAAGGTCCCTGTACCAAATGCCGTGCTGCCGATGATACTACAAGCAGTCGAATTGACGTTTATCCGAAAGCCATTGGCGAAGCCCGCATCGGTAGCCAGGACCCAGGCGGAAGTGCGCTCGGCAGACTTCAGAAAAGCCCCGACAACTACCGTCTGTCCTGCCGTAATGGTCCCCGTTGTGACCTTGCTCATCAGATGCTGCGAAGTGGTCGCAGCCTCTACAAGCTTAATCGCGGAGCCCCCAACGCCATCTGGCCCAACTGCAGCCGCCTGCGTAATGCTCGCGTTACCGCCAGTCCACCCGGAGGCAAACTGGGACTGGATTAGCAGGTTGGTGCGGGACTCTTCGATAAGCAGTCCAGCAGCATTCAGCGTCGTCGGATTGTAGTCAAGACATGGGGTGTTGGCCGACAGGGTGACTAGCAGACCGGCGCTGGAGAAGCAACTTCTCGAGCCAGCCCTGGTATAGTTCACAACTTGTGGCAGGGCTGCCGTGAACTTCAGATCAAGCTTAGGCTTGAACTTCGCCGCCCCGAATAGGACTACTTCCTTCCGATGAAGTGTCGCCGCATCAGCAGGCGCCCCAGCTAGAAGCCCTGCAAGGATCAGCCAGAGGAGCTTCTTCATGGGATTAGTCCAGTGCGGCTACGATGCCATAGGTGAAATCTGTGGTACTTCCTGGGATGAAGATCGTCCGCGTCACCACACAGGCCCAGAGTAGCTGCCCAGCGGGGAGCTTAAACGGCAAGGCAAGCTGCGTGCTCTGCGCTACGCTGGGGGTTCCCGCCTGCACCCAGCCACCTATGATCTGCGTAAACCCGATGAATTTCGGGATATCTGCGGCAGCCAGGGCAAAATTGACCTTATCGGTGCAGGTGCTCCCGGTCGGGTTTGCGTTGAAGAAGAAGATATCGAGGCTGGGAGTTTGCCCCGTCGGGGAAACCGCCCAGAATGATTGAATGAAGCCACTTCCTGCGGCGGTCCGGGCCAGGGAATAGCTGGAAATGCTTCCCAGCGCATTACCGATGGCGTAGGACGCATTGGTGACTGCAGGGGTTGCTGTGGCCCCGAACTCCCCTCCGAGCACCACGACAGGTTGCTGAGCGTGAGCTACGCCTGCCAGCAGACTAAGGGCGAGTAGTATTCCAAGAAGCTTCTTCATGTGTGTCCGGACTCCGCCCTTAAAAAATAGGCGGGAGCCAATGCCCCCGCCCAAGTCACCAGCACGCAGTAAACTCGAAGTGCGGCGCGGTGCGCGCCTTAGCTCTTGGGCGTCGGGGCAGACTTGAGCGTGCCCATCTTCGGCATGTCACCGCTCTTCCCAGTCGCCGTGCCATGCGGATGCTCGCGGAACTGCTGCACCATACCGATTGCGCCCTTGAGGCTCGTATTGCCGGTCTTGTCGTCGGGAACGCCTGCCATAGGGGACTCCTCAGAGTGGAATGGGTCTCGAGATAGGCTTGATCGTTGCACAGGTTGGGGCAGCACGCAAGAGATGGCTGGAATAAAGCCCATCCTATACGCCCGCGTGGGTCGTGGGCATAGCGTCCAGTGCTTCCTGCACCGCCGCCATGCGATGCTTCACGAGCGGACTATAGCCGTCCCGCACGCGCAGCAGGAGTGGGTCGTTGGCATGACACCAGGACGGCCCGAAGGGTACCTGAGTGACGATATCGCGGCCATGGGAGTTAACGGTCGCGGTCCAGGTAGGGTTCAGGCTGGACAGATAGTCCCGAAGCGCCGCACCTCCGACCTGGGGTGGCTCGAAGACGACAAGCGCGTTCGGTGGATGGCCCCGAGATTTCATCTCAGCAGCCATGATAAGGGCCTCTCCAGCGCCCTTACTGTGCCCAGTAAGGTACCAGGGTGGATACCCCAGACCCTTCAAGTAGTCGTCAATCTGGCCAATCACCCCAGTGACCGTATGAAGGAACCCTTCATGGACCATGCCGTAGACCGGATGGTTGACTCTTGGCACCTCGAACGCCATGAAATCAATCACCCATTCGCGGAAGTCCGAGGTCCCCTCAAAGGCGATGGTATGGACTCCATTGACCATTGACAAGAACACATGCACCGTGCGGGAGTAGTTGCTCCACTGCGGAGTGTCACCGGTGTAGGTGCCTGCGGCGGCCTTGGCGAGGTCGTGGAGAAGGGGCGAGACCGCTCTGGGCTCCCCCTGCGCTGTTAGTGTTCCCGGTCGGAGTGGAGGTGGGGTGCCGTCAGTGATGAGCTCGTCAATCATGGCAGGATTGCTCCTCCAAGGGCAGGAAGGAATGGGGCAAGGGTGCCCCCGGTGGCGACGGTGCCAGTGGCCAGAGCGGCCAGTCTGGCCAGGGTGACCTGTGCATCGACAAACAGGGCCGCGCAGTGCAGATTTATGTCCTCGATCAGGCCATTCCCAGACTGGCCACGCACCCCCACGCGCAGGGTCTCGAAGAGGGTAGCCACCCCAGGGGTAGGGGAGAAGGTGGGGATTGCACCCTGGAACTGCCCGACTAGGGGTCCGAGGAACTCATAGCACTGCGCCCCGGCCTTATCGCCGTGCGCGATGGCGAGGCGGTCAGCTTCTACAAAGTCAGCTTGTGTAAACTGGCCGAGCTTCTCAATTAGCTGCTTCGGCGGGGGAAGGACAGGGGGAGAGGCCGCCGGTTGGCCTGCACAGCCCGCCAGCAGGGCCAGGAGCACTAGCGCCTTCATGGCGCGGCCTTGGTCGTCATCGCAGCAATTACGGCGTCCTTCGCTTTCGACGCCACAGAGCTACCCCAAAAGTACCCAACTCCCATGAGCCACCCCGTCGTGATCGAGCCGACCACCGTAAACACCACTGAAGAGGACTTCTCCGGGAGGTCATGGAAGCAAAGCAGCCCCACAAGACAAAACAGCCCGATGGTCACCACCATCATAAGCATGAAGGGGTCATTGCGAGCTGCTTTAGGCTCCGGCGGAGGTTGGTCCGTCATGGGGTGACTCCAAGGCAAAGGCAGAGATAAGGAAAAGGCGCTTAAGCCAGCCTTTCCCATCACGCGGGAAGAGGGGAGAATGGGTGTATTTTACGCCTCGAAGGGCCATAAAAAGGCAGAAATCTTCATGAGTTGCCAGTTGGAAGCGGACTAGCGTCTGAGGGCCAACCTGCCCATCCGGTACTGCGCCAATGGCCGCCTGGGCGAGCTTTATGACCTCCCCCTGGACAACTTCCCCGTCGAAGATAGCGAGTCCCCAGCCTCTAGGCATCTCTCCGCAGCGATGGGCGTCAAAATAACTGGTTTTATAGAGATTCCGAGCGTCACCGGGGCTGAATTTGGCCCAATCTGCCTCACTGATCTCCGGATGGCGCTTCCGCGCGATGCCCCACTTGGTTTCCCCGCCAGGATCGGAGGGATCATTCGCATAACGCCCCTCCAGGTTGACCACCAAGCCTAGCGCTTCGTCGAAGGAGATTGGTTCTAAGGTCATTTGCTTGCCCCGTTCGGGGTTATGGGCTGCACGATAGCCACCGGAGGAGGTGCAGGAGGGCTATTCCGGGAGGTTTCAAAGATCGCCACCCCTACCACTACGAGAATGGCCAGGATGGAGATGCCATTCGTGACAATCTGGGAGGTGATCTGAGACTTCCCCGAGTCCGTCGCTGCCGCATCGCGGAGCCGCTCGATATCTGAGTAGATTTTGTTGAGATCTGCCTTGCTTACCGAGCCAGTTTGCGCCAACTCGAGCCGCTTTAAGTCCGCCTCCAGCCTATCCACAATCGCGGAAGCAGCAAAAGTGCTGCTAAGATTTCGCAGAGCCGCTCCCCACTCGTTAACCTGCTCCTTATTGTAAGACTCGATCTCCTGGCTGCGCTGCAGCGCCTTTTCATTGGCGTCTTTCTGCGCGGCGACAAGGGTCTTGAAGTCGTTTAGGCGGGCTTCGAGCAACTCCTTGAGGGCGTCTACCTCGACACTCCGGGTCCTGACGTGGCCGTTAAGCAGTTCCATGAGGTGAAGATGGAGGGTTTCAACGGTCCAGCCCGCGCAGGGGACGCTCACAACAGGGGACCTTTGCCCATCCAGTGAAGGATCGGGATGCCTGCGGTGAAAAGGGCGTCATCGAAGCAGGTGGCAACGCGGGAAAGATCGGTCTGGGGGCGCAGGAACTTCGCCACGATGATGCCGGAGACCGGCTTCCGGTACGCCTTCGCCAGGACCGGGAAGTAGAGGTCTTCCAGCTGGGCCTCTGCCGCCGGGGTATCGCTGAGCTTGCACTCGAAGACCAGGATGGACGATTCCATGATTAGAACCAAGTCCGGCTGGCAGTACCCCATCCCGTAGGCGTCGATGAACTTGTACCACTGGCCATGGAGCGCCCCTCGGAAGTGCCCAGCAACGAGTCGCTCATAGCGGAGTCCCGCACCTTTGGAACCGCGTGGCCTTCTCCTGGGCATCCCCTGGGGCCTATCGCAGGGCTCGGCCTTCACCACTCCACGAGCAACCCTGTGTCCCCACTGGGAATGCGGCGGTGGGGCGAGGGCGATTGTCATGGAGGCGGCACTTGCTCGGCGGACAGGACATTCCGGGAGACGAACATCACGAGTTCCGCTGTCGCCATGCGAAACTTAATCCACCCGGAGTCAGCACTGACCAGCCGCGCCATGCGGAGGTGTCGGGGTGTAATGGCTTGATCGTTGAAGGTAATAGTCCAATCCCGGAGGGTTTTCTCCGGGTCACGCGGGAGCTTGGCTACATCAACTTGAGACACGGGTGTAGCCAGCCTCGAAGACCGCCTTGGGGCTTACTGAGGCATAGTCATTGTCGTAGAGGACGTAGTAGTCACCAGGGACCGGGGTGTAGCGGGCAAACGTGCCAGGAACCACGGTAACCGCCTCATGTGCCTGATCGGTGAAGTGGAGGACGAAACCCTCCACTCGGTCGATCTGCAGCGCCCGGACGGTCTTGTGACAGACGTACCTTGGAACCTCACTCACCTCTCGCCTCCGACGCAGGAAGAAGCCGCCAGTTTTCACCCAGTCCCACCCTACGCTGAGCCTCAACCACCATAAGCTCCAGAGAAGCCACAGTGTCGCGATGACGCGGGTGGTCCAGTGGAAGGTCGCGGACAAGCCTTTCACGCTCCCGGATAGCATAGAGCAGGTCCCGATTGGTAGCTTTTGCCACCGGCAGTCCATCTAGGAGGAGGCCTTCGGCCTCCTCGGCGGGCTCCGTCATGGCAGCTTCTCCTGCTCCAGCGTCACCCCGGGAGGAGCCTCAGGCCGGACGAAGTTAACGACCACCGAGACTCCACTCCCGGGGGCACCAGCCCCCATGGCGGGGCTAGTTGCTTTACTTGGGGCAACCGAGCGGTCAAGGACCGTGTTCATCCACTCGCGGAGTTCCTTGAGGCTGAAGCTGTCCGGGTTGGCCTCAAGACGCTCCTGGGCCTCCTCAAGACAGGAGAAGCCGAACGCCGCTAGCCGCGCATGGATGTTCTCATACTGGGCCACCGCCTGCTCATGGTAGTAGGCCACGAGTTCCTGGAAGGACGGGTCGGACTTCAGGATGGATATTCGCGAGAGCGAATACCCCGTGATCGCAGAAATCTCATTCCCGCTCCGCCCATCTGCGACCAGCTTCGCCGCCTGGTGATGCGAGTACCTGATCTGCTTGATGAGGGGCGTGGGCTTGTCTACCGGCGCAGAGGAGCTTAGGTCCTCCGGGGCCAGTTCGCGGAGCACTTCATAGTGCAGTTCTTCTGCGGGACGGCCTTTGCGCGAAAGTGCCACAAGATCGACTGCCATGGTCCAGGTCCCAGGGGGCGAGATCGCCCCGGAGCTGAGACAAGGCTAGGCCAGAGCAGGCTCTAAGGCAAGCTCATTTGGTGGGTAGGACGAGGCGAAGCGGCTAGGTGGGTTCGGCGGTTGCGTCCAATTCAGCGATCGCCCTGCGCCCCTCCTCCGTGATCCGGGCACGGTAGAAGCCCCACTGATCAGACTCAATGAGGGGGCCGAGGTCGAGCCAACCAGCCTCAATCGCGGCCTGCGTGGCCTCGCGAATCCGGCGGGAGCGCATCTCGTGACCGTCAAGGAAGATGAAGTCTCCCCCGGCGGCCTTGGCAAGCATGGCGAGTACTTCCAGTTCAGTCATGGTGGCTAGGTCCTGAATTTTAGTTCTTTATTGATGGCAGAAATGTGCGGCCAGATCTTCCTTGCGAACTTCGCCGTCTCCTCATTATCAGGATCGTACCATTCGATGAAGCAAAGGGTGTAGATTTCACGCAGATGGCCGAGGGAAGCCTCAGAGATTACGGTTCGGGACTCCAGGGTCGCGACAAAGTCGCGGATGGCGTTAAGCATCTCCTCGGTAGTCACTGGGTCCCCCGTGGATAGCGGACGGTCTTCGGATCAACTCGGAGGTAAATCCCCGAGTACGTTTCCTCCCCGCACCAAGCACAGGTCTCCCTGGGGCCATTTTCGCCGGGGGTGCGCAGTTCCACTCCCTGGCGAAGGCTCCAGCAGTCATCACACATGGGCTGGGTCCAGCTCACGCCCGCCGAGCTGCCAGCCTGCAGTTAAACTTAACGCTTTTCGGGTCGTCGGGCCTCCCAGCGGTAGTAACGCCGATAAGGAGTCCGCAGGTGGTACACCGCACCACATAGGCTCCGCACCGCTTCGCGGGGTAAGGCAAGGCCACGGTGCAGGACGCCCCGGAATGGAAATCCAGGCGAAGGTCCTGCCCATGGGGGTAGGCTGGGTTTGGCGCGCACTCTGGTTCCTTCTTCGAGTCGATCCAGGTGATGGTCTTATCGTCAATCAAGGTAGGGGGTCCAATCAAAGGTTAGGGGTGGTAGTGACGCGCTGTGCCCCCGAGACGGGTTTGGGGAGGGATTTCGCTCATGGGGGTCTGCCGACCTACCCCTGAACTACTTCTCCCTCCCCTCCCCCTTACCGGGCTAGATGGGGGACACCTCCACCCGGTAAGTCAGCGTACGTCCGGGTGTCATCTCTTTCCCGGCGGGCCGAGCCCTACGCACGCTGTTTGGCGGAACCGCCTTCCTCCCAGCGCTGCACGGTTTCCTGCACGAAGCGGACGATGTGCTTCCGGCTGTCCGCGGTGTCCTGGGTCTGATGCAGATACCCCGCGATCAGGAGGTTCAAAGCGCCTTGCAGTTCCTGCTGTGCTCGTTCCATTAGGTAGACTCCAGTTTGCTGGATTGGAGGGTGGTCTAGCCACCCCGGAAGGGAATGTGCTGTGCGGTGGGCTAGCCTGCCCTCCCGCCTGCCGTACGGTCCAGGCCCCTTGGGCCGGTATCCTGTGAAGCGTCTTGCCCTGTTGTACGGACCAGGTCCCGTTGGGACCGGTATCCCAGTTCCTCTTCTTCCTCCCGCCACGACTGGATGACCTCCGTGAGGCCGTCGAGGAGCAGGCCAACCTTCCGCTGGCCTTCCGCGTCCAGGTTCCCATCCGGCAGCACGTGCGGGCCTTCAATGAGGCGAAGTGCGCCCTGGATGAGCAGCTCGAGCCCCTGCCGCGTGTGGGCGATGGTCAGGATGGGGTCAGACTGGTGGTAGGTGGCGAGGTCAGGCATGGCATGGGGTCCTTCCTGGTGTGGGGTCGTTCTTGTAGCGTCCGCGCATAATACCCCACCCCACCCCGGTTGTCAACCCATATCTCCACAACTGGAGAAAAAATCTGTGGATAGTTTTTAGCAGGACAAGCACTAGACCCACCTTTCATTCCCACCTCGTACCTATTGGGCTTCAGCTAAGCGAACGGCCGCCGGCCGCAGGACCACATACCCCCACTGCTTCGGGGGGTCCCAGATGCCCGAAATTGGCCCAAGTGGGCCAATGAAGCAGCTTGTCAAGTGGGCAGCCAGGGTACCTCGCAAGTGGTACCACCAATGCGCCCTTGACGGCGAGCCAAGCGGCATGGCAGCCAGCGCGAATGGGGTAGCCCAGCCGAATGGGGTAGCCCAGCTGGCTATACCACCAATGCGCAGTGGACTGGCACGGGCTGGCTGTGGTAGGCGCGGGGAATGGGTCAGGGATACTGACCCGGTTTTAAGGCCCATGGGGTGCGCTCGCCCGGTTCGGGCCATCCATGTACCCCGGACTCCGTTCCACACCATTGACGGCCGCCGCATGGCGTTGGGCGACCGTTCCATGCGGAGAGTCATGGGTGCATGTCGCACCCATCCCAGCCATGATCTTATGGACTTCGCGGCGATGGCCCAACAACGCAATAATATTGCTCAGATTGTGTATTGACCGGCGGCACGCCATCGAGGTACTGGTTGATCGTTGGACCGGGCCTTATCCGATAACCCAACGGCACCGTGACTCTCGGGGTGCGCGATCCAGCCGAGAGGAACAGGGAGCGGCTGTGACAGCCAACCCCGCGCATCAACGGAGTTTTTACCATGGCAGTAAGTACGAGTTTGGTTAGCCTTCAGGTTCCGTCGGATACCCAGGTATCCTATGGGGAAGGCAACAAGTGGAGTTTGTCAGTCGATGACATGACTCCCGCAACGGTCGCCTACCTCTTGCAGAATGGGTTCAAGCAGTCCATGTCGGACGCGGCCGCATTCAGCAAGAAGGATATCGAGGGGTTGACTGACGATGAAATCGCGGCGAAAGCCGAGGTCAAGCGTCAACAGCGTTTCGACAATATCGTCGCAGGTTCCGTCGGAACCCGGACGGGTGGCGCACGCAAGAAGGGCCTCGACAAGTATATCAACGATATCGTCGTCGAGGAGCTGAAGGCAAAGTCGGCACAGCTTGGGAAGCCTTTCCCGAGTGGCAAGGGTGCAGCCGAGCGTATCAACGCGATGGCGGAGAAGTGGCTCGCCAACGAGGCTCGCAAGGCGCGCATTACGGAAGCCGCGCGGGACAGGATGGAGAAGGCCCAGGCGGCCATCGCCGATCTGGAAGACGAAGACGCAGACATCTTCGCCGACGAAGGCGAGGAGGCAGCCTAAGCATGGGATGGGAAAGCGGGGCGCAAGCCCCGCGATCCTTTCTGGTTCCTAGTGTAACCTTGGGTTACCCCATCCCGGCAGGCAGCGTATGTGGTATGTTGGCTCGTTGATGCACATACCGTCCCCCCACATTCGATAATCGAACTAACCCACCGTTGATGCAGCCCGCCCAGCGTATGTGGGTATGTTGTCGCTGGGTATGTGGGATATGTGCGCCTGCGCTGTGTGGCGAGCTATGTGGGCGCTCCACGTTATGCCGCTCACCCCAGCGATGGGCTACCCATATGTTGCCCAGTCTGGCTGGAATATGTGTCAAGGGGTACCCCCCGTCTCCAGATTGTACAGTAATGTTTTGTTCTTTCTGGTTCTTTTTTTATATTTTTTTTTTTAAGAAGACCCCCTTCTAGACAACCTACCCCCTTATAGCTCCTCTTCTTACATTCTGGGTGGGTTGACCCACCGTTCGGGACATCCACGATAACATGGAGCACTAACACTACCCCTCACACATCCCTCCCTCCACAATACCGTGCGACCTCACAACCCAGGAGCCTCCCAAGCATGTACGACAAGATCGACTGGAAGAACCACCAGGAACGTTTCGCGGCGCTCCTCTCCGAGGCAAAGGCATGGAAGGCCTTCGCGCGGAAGCATGTCCTTCTCGCCGACGCGGCGGTCATTCAAGCCAAAACTAATCCACCCGGAGACACTGCCGGGCAACGGCTTCTAGCGGCACTGCAAGATATTGCTTTCGACATGGCCCCAGGGGACACTCGCATGGCAGTGGAAGAATGCCACCTCGACCTGACCAGCAAGAAGAACGTCCGCACGCGAGACCATATGAGACGGCTGCGTCATGGCCGATCAACCGGGGATATCAGGTCCCCAGCCGTCATGTCCATCGATGACCTCCCAGACAATATCGATGACATTCTGAAGGAAATGGAGTCAACGCGGCCGGATTAGGGGGCATCTAGGGCAAGTAATTTAATATCAAAAGTGGGCCTAAATGAACAATAATATTACAATCATGGTGGGTTGACGCCCATGTCAACCCATGTCACAATGTACGGTTACCAGTCCCGTTGCACCCCGCACGGACCGCCCACACCAGGGGAAAGGACCCAAGCCACCCATGACAAGCCCAGACGAAGACTTCGACTTAGAGGAGATGAAGCGCGAGATGGGAAGGATACGCATCAATGCGTTCTCCGCGGCAAAATATCTTCTCCGTGCCACCCCGGAAGAACTCAAGGCTGCCGGGCATAAGACAGCCGAAGATGGGGTAGTCTACACCATCACGGAAGCAATGAAGCAGATCGACGCCCTCGACAAAGCCCACTTCAAGAAGTGGCCAGACTAGGAACCAGCACATGCGACAGTACAAACTCCACTATTGGCCCGGCAGCGGAGATGGCCCGGCACTCACAGCCGAACAGATCAAGCTCCGGTTCGCCGAGCGGATAGAACATTTCACCTCGGAAAGCGACTGGACTGCTTCCCAACATGCGCTCGCTGTCGGGCTGCGGTTCAATTCAGATGGGGTGGAACTTCTCCGGCTTGACGCGCGCGGCATCATGACGCAGTGCTACATCGCGCGGGCAGACCAACCGGAGATCATGTCGGAGGGGGACCTCATACCATGAACTCCTTCCTTCAAGCAGCCCGCGACATCACCGAGCTTCTCACCCGCCCGATGGGGGACAAGCCGCAGGTTGACCTGTCAGTTGATGACTTCGCCACGCTGACCCGTATCCGCGATCTATGCGAGAAGCAGGGCCAAATCGATGCCCGTTTCGGGCTGGAGAAGGCCCCATGAGACGCAACCGAGACGACTACCTACCAGAAGAATGGGACGAGATGGTGGAGACGTTTGCTGATCCGGGGGGCAACAGTGCGCTAAGGCGCGCCTCCTCCGCCAATCCCCGCAACCTGCCCTGCCCGAACTGTGACGCGCCGAACCGGCTCACCCCGGAGGACGTATCGCGCGGGTACCAGTGCGATGCCTGTGCTGACCGGGCGGAAAGGGGGAGGGATTACTAGCACGCCATGATAACCTGGGCGGAATTGTCCGCCGCGATCCGAGCCCAACCGAGGAGACGTTCCATGCAGCCTACCCCCGACACCCAGGACACCTCATTCGCCGCCTTGAACATGGTCAAGGTGTTCCATAATGTCTGCGCGGAAGTGATCCGCCATTGCGCGGACCCATACGCGCTGAGCTACGCAGACGCCGGTCTCCACATGGACCGACCGGACTTTGTGTATGCCCAGGCACTTTACCTCCAGGGCAACCTAGTCCAATGGCGCGGGCCGGAGGCACGCAAGGCCAAGGGTCACCTGCAGTCCGTCATCGACATGCTGCGCGACTACACCCCGTAAGGTCGAAAAGCCGGGGAGGTGCCCGGCTTCGCGGCGTGTTGCGCCGCCTGATGATGACCAAGGAGCCAGCATGATAACCACCACCAAGCAGCTAATCGCTGCTCTCATGGCCTACCCAGGGGGGACGCCAGTGAGCTGTCTCCTCGGGGAGGGTGGGTCAAACCCACGGATACTCCAAATCACCGAGGTCGAATCCGAGTACGCCTACCGAGGACTCATCGTGCATCTTCACCTAACCCCGGAGGACGCCTCGTGACTCCAGGCGTACCTCCCCAGGGCTCTGCCACCGTGCGCTTCTTCGCGGAGCGGCTTGGCGTAGCTCACCTGATCGACCGGGCGCTCACTTACTACCCCGCCATCGAGCGGGACCTGTGGTCAACCAAGGTCGAGATCACCACGCGCGTCTCCCGGACTGCGGGCCGTGCCACACCAGGACGCATCACCCTTCACAGCGCCCTTGTGCATGAAGGCCCACAGGCATTCGTCCAGACCTTTCTCCATGAAGTGGCCCATGTCATGCAGTACCTCGTGCATGGCCACTTCAACCATGGGGAAAGCTGGTGGAAGATGATGCACATTCTGGACCAGAAGCCCATTCGTACGCACAGGTTCCAGTCCGCCGCATTCACACGCCCCAAGGGCGGTAAGCGGGAAGAGCTAAGTCTTGATGACTTGGAAGACGACACCTCAACCACACTTTCGGAGTAGACATGGCACGCAGCAGAAAGAACATAATCCAGTTCGGTGACGCAAAGCCCGAGGGCTATCGCTGGATCGATAAGGACCCCATCATTGACGAGATGCTGGCCCTGGCCAAGCAGGACGGGCGACCACTGGCCTCTCTCGCCCATCGGTCCTACTTATCCCCCACCACTATCTATAACTGGGATCACGGCAAAACTCGCCGCCCTAATCATCACTCAGTCCACAGCTTCCTCCGTGCCATGGGGTACGAGCTGAAGATTGTCAAGTCTGACAAGAAACTTCTCATCAACCGTTGGCGGAAGCCAACCAAGTAGGAGTCCAGCATGGCTATGCCAGCAAAGATCGCCGCACAACCGCAGGACCTGCCGACAGTCCGGGTCTCTATCACCCATGACGGACGGGAAAACAAGCTCCGCATGAAAATCCATCTGAACCAAGCGGCGATGGCCCATGTGGGGAAGCGGATACGGATGGAGGGGGACGTACTCACCGGCCTTCGTATCCTGCATGACCCGAAAGGGCGCAAGATAAGTTCATTCGGCGGGGCCAGGAATGAACAGCGGGGCTTCATCAGCCTCTCGCAGCCGGCACCATTTCTCGGCTTCGAGCCAAACGGGGTGACAGAGTATCCAGTTCCGCTGGAGGTCACTTCAGCCTCCAATGGGATACTGACCAGCCTAATCCCTCGGGAGGCTATTGTCGCCAAGCTCGGCCCGATCAAGGCTCTGCGGACCACCAAGAAGGTCCATGCTCCTAAGAGCAAGTATGTCGCCAAGCACGCCCTCGCCACCTTGCCGGTCATCTCCCCGCTAGTCTCCCCCGATGACGAGCGGAGACTCGCAAACGCCATCCTCAACATCAACGAGGCGGTCAAGCGTGGCGGGCTCATGCTCAGCCTGCGTGATGGCCTACTCGAAGCCGCGCTGCCAGTGAAGTGGAGGAAGCTCGGGTCATGACCAGCGAAATACAGCGGCAGCTTAAAGATGGGCTTATCCGCTTGAATGTGGCGAGCCGGAAGACCCTGGTAGCTGACCAGGAGATGCTCGAACTGGAAGAGGAGACCGACTTACTCTACAAGGGGGCTCCAACGGAACTGTTTAACGACGAAATCCGCGAGCTTCTCGCCGAACGGAAGTCCATTCGTCGCCAGCGGTGTGCTCTCTGGCTTCGTCTCATCCTTGCCGACTACGAGTTCTAGCATGACAGGGGATAGATTTATAGCTATGCGCGGCGAAAATGGACGCTGGGAATGGATGCTCACAGGCGAGCATTATCCAGCGTACGTCGCCCGCAGCGTTCGCAGCTTTGGCTCCCTAGCCGAGCTGCGGCGCTCCCTGCAATCTACCCTGCGGGCATTCCGTGGGGCAGATGCTCACTTTCGCGTGGAGGTAAGGCAATGAAGAAAGCATGGCTTGAGAACCTCCAAGTAGAAGGCCTCTCCAGTGGCAGCTTCGATAAAATCCAGGCGACCATTCTCCAGAACCGAGAAGGGCTGGCACAGATACTCCACGACGGCCTTGTCATGGCGGACATCGAGTTCAGGCGTCATGGCGAAACTCCTGCCGCCTTCTCCGCTATCACCGAGGGGCGCTCGCGCTGGATGGACGAGGCGAATGAGGCACAGCTCAAGCTAGCCGCCGAGGGTGGCCATGCCGTGCAGTGTCGGGATAAGTGCTCCTACTGCTGCTACCAGCATGTCATGCTGAGCTGCACCGAGGCATTCCAGATCGTGCGGTGGCTGCAGTCCCAGGGACGGGAGGTGAACACTCGGGCTAACGCCGATCTTGTCCGTACCCTTCCCCACCTCGAACGCTACCAGCGGGGCATAGCCTGCCCCCTACTCAAAAACCAGCGCTGTACGGTGTACCCAGTCCGTCCCATGCCCTGCCGATCCTACTTCTCCTCCACCCGGCACCTATGCAAGCTGGGGTGGGAGCGGCGCTGGCACGATGACACGGAAGGGACAAGTATTCTGTCTAATCCGCAGCTTGCTAACCATTCCATGCTTCTCGGCACTGACGCGGCCTTTGCCATGCGGGGCTATCAGATGGTCACGCTCGAGCTGGCCGACGCCATCGATCAGGCGTCACAGCCGGGTGCCTGGGAGGCATGGTTCACTGAGAAGAAAAGGGTCTTCATCGTCCCAGACGATGACCAACCCTATGAGGAGGTTCTTCAACTATCACTAAGGGAGCTTTTACGCGATGGCTGAGATCATCATTCGCATCCTTGTCGCACTCTTTGGACACTAGGAGGTCCCAGTGATACTGCTCACGGGGTCGCAGCTCGATCTGCTCCGCTGGTTCACGCGGGACGATGGCCAGCTTGGCGAATGTCACGGACCGGAGATGGACTTTCTGCTCGACAACTTGCTGGTCTGCGAGTGTGACCCCTGGCGAACCAACCATGCAAGAGGCGGCCTTTTCCGCTGGTTCCAGCTCACCGATTACGGCTGGGATATCGTGAGCCTCATAAACTAGGAGTTCCCCATGTCGCTTCTCATGATCTTTCTTCTCAGCATCTTTGTAGGCTGGTGTCTTTACAGCCTACTCAACAACTAAAAGCTATCCACAGTTAAATGCCGAGCTGGTGTCGATATATATTGACATTGCCCCGGCATAATGCGACAATCACACATTGAACCCGAGGCTCAGGCAACCCCATGTCCCTCAAAATCGAACTGGCCCAGGACCAGACTAAGTTCTACGTAGAACTTCCTAGCGGCCATCACATTCTCGTCCCGGTCAACGCGGGCGGCGCGGCGGCGCTTCAGCGCCTCCTAAAGCAGCAAATCATGGATGATGTGACCGAGGCGATTGATCGCCCCATCAAGGGCTTCATCTCCGAAGCCGAGGCCCAGATCGAATACTGGAAGAAGTGGGGGGTGGGCAGCGAAGCCTCCCCCACTCAGCAGCAATTCGACCACGACCTCCGGCATGACCCGCGATGGCCCAGGCCGAATTGTGCTTTCTGCCGGGCAGAGGAAGCGGCAAAGTCCGCCAAGCGGAAAGTCCGGGGGAAGAAAGCCAAGACCCCGGAGCTGTCCGTGGATGACCTAGATCTCTTCGAGGAGGAGGAGGCGTGAAGCAGCGTCTGAACCGGCTTGTCTGCAAGAGATGCGGCTGCGATGCCATGGTGCAGCATGACGTACCCCTAGATATGTTTATCGCTTTTTGTCCAGCCTGTGTAACAGTGGAGCAAACCTATGGCGGAAATTGGAAAGCCTTTGAAAAGGTGGACTGTCGTACCTCTGCGTTCCCCAACTCCTGGTTACGAGCCATCTTACCCAGCCCTCCCGCGCCCAGAGCGCTCCCCTTCCCCTTCTCCATCCCAGCCCATCCCCTTACCGGACAAAGTTCCGGCATAAAGGTCGGGGAAGTCCTCGCATGGCGCTCCTGGCGTGTCCGCGCTGACGGCCTGCTATTCAGCATGGCGGTGCAGATAGGCTGGCACCCCAAGGAGCCCATGACCGGGGAGGTGGACAGGCGGTATGGGGCCTCCATACTGGGCGGAGTCCATGCCTGGAAGTCCCAGCAGCAGGCCTACAACTACGGCATAGGCTGGCTCCAGCATACGATGATTGACAGTAGCCGCCACGACTTTACCGCTGTCGCCGTCGGGCAGGTGGCCCTATGGGGCATTGTGGACGAGCATGAGCATGGCTACCGCGCTGAGTATGGCCGAGTCCATTCCATCGAGTATGTGGTCGGCCCGACCGGCCAATGGCCGAAAACCAAGGCACACCTACACCACATCTATGATCTAACAGAGGAGCCCCCACAAATGACAGACCAGTGCGCCATTGTCGGTATGCACTTTCGACCACCAGCCAAGGCTATCATGGCGGTGCTTCCCACCGGGGCAGAGCTAAGGCTCGAGCGGGAACCGGAGAACCAGTACGATGTGAACGCGGTTAAGGTGCTCGTGGCCAGCGCGGCTATCCCCAAGTCGCAACATGAGGACCTCGACCTCCAGGCCAGCGGCTTCGGGCACTCGCTCGAAGAAATCCTCGCCGAGCCATTCTGGCACCTTGGCTACATCGCAGCCAAGCCACCCAAAGGCCGCGAGGGGTGCGCGCTGGCGACGGTGATCTCGCCGCGACTCGCCAAAGGGGAGCCCTACAAGGCCAAGCTGGTCTTCGACAGTGCGGGGTTGCCGCTGGCGGAAGTAACCTGGGGAGAGCCGTGATGGAAGACGACGACCTAACGAAGATCACAAAGCTAGCCACCTCCAACGGCCGTCTCCAAGGTGTCAAGGAGATGTATCTCATCGCCGAGCAATACTACCCCGATGGACATGAACTGCTCGACATCCTGCGAAAGCATATGGGGCAAGTCCTAAAGGAGGAGACTGCATAGCCATGACCGTCTGGGTAAAGATCAGGGTTGAAACCGCAAGCGGCCTCGCGCGGAAGGCTCTAAGGCCATTTCAGAACAATGCGCGGCCATCTCAGGAGGCTGGCTGGGTGGAGATTCCTCTGGAGGAAGACACCTATGAAAGGCTGTTGCAGAAGCGTTTCCCTGGAGAAACCGACGATGACCTCATTGTGCGGGTACTCCAGGAGGGAAAGGTCCACTAAGATGCGAGTCATATCGGGGGGCCAATCAGGCGCAGACATCGCCGGCCTAGACGCGGCGCTAGCCTGCCACCTACAGACCGGCGGCTTTATGCCCAAGGGCTTCCGCACGGAGGACGGGGTTAAGCCGCACTACCTGCGCAAATACGGCATTTTCGAGCTAACGAGCGAGGACTATCCTGGCCGCACCCGCTCCAATATCGAAGCCTCCCAGGCGACCATCTGGTTTGGCCGCACGAACTCCCCAGGAGGCAAGCTCACTTCCGGCCTCGTCACGCGGGAGAAGAAGGCCTGGCTGGTTGTGCCCTATCCCAGCAAGCAAAGCATCCACACGGCCTCCCGGACGATTATCGAGTGGCTCCGGGTCACCAAGCCGGGGTGCCTCAACGTCGCGGGCAATCGCGAGTCGCACAATCGCGGCATCTACGAGTATACCTATTGCACCCTGCTCCTTGTTTTCAAGGAGTACATGCCTGATGGCCGCTAAGCGGACGGTCTTCGTGGTGATGGAGGATGCCAGACCAATGGCTGCCTACGCGCACAGGGACGACGCATTTGATTTCTGTAATAAGGCGAACGCCCAGCCGCCTTCGCCAGTGCCGGTCGTGAGCCGGGTCTATTACCAATTCATCGAAGTTGAGTGGCACCCAAGGAGAGCAAGATGAGCCTAATGCGGATCGAGCTTCTCGATGCTGATGATCTCGCCAGGATTGCCGAGTCCATCACGCAGAGTCGCGCGCTAGAGGATATGCTGGTTAGGGCCTTCGTTCGCGCAGGACGGGTGCTCGCCAAGGAGGGCAAGGTCAACGGATGGGCAGTGCCAGAGGAGCAGGTTGCACCTGCGCCGCCACCGCCTCTGCCAGAGCCAGCGGCCCCGGAGCCCATCGCCGCGAAGCACCGTAAGGACCAGCGGAAAGACTTCGTCCCGCTCAACCATATCCTGAAGTCGGTCGGGGAACGCCCAGAGGGCTACATCACCACCAAGCAGGGCCGCGATCTGATCGGCACGGACAACGCTACCCAGACCGCGATAAGCCTGTGGGTCCGTGAGAAACAAATCCCTGCGGTGATTGTCTGCGATGGCAAGCATACCCCGACCAAGGGTCTCCCCGGACGGATATTCGTCGAGAAGGCTGGGCTGCTGGCGCGGGATGAGCTTCGCAAGAAGAATGTCGCCAACAATCCGGCGCTGAAGCGATGGCGCGAGCATGTGGACACCCGGCCTACCGGGCAGGGGGCACCATGAACCCCGTCTACAAGTTCAAGGACTTGAATGCGCTGGCGGATTACTACGCGGAGCGCGCCGCTCGCGCCCGGAAAGAGTCCACAAGTAACCGGATCATCAAGAAACGCGCGGAAGAACTGCGCTATGCTGCGTTTATCTACGAGGGGATTGTCGAGCAACTGCGGAATACCATCCTGGGGGAGACACCATGACCAAGCTTGAAGCTAGGCTCAACCTGTATCGGGACCTTTGGCTTAACGCAAGTTCAGAACATCAGCGGCACGCCGCGCAGGATAGGGTAAATGAGATCATAGCAGAGCTAAGGAGAAGGCAATGCCTACGCCAATCGCTGATCAGTACGAGGCAATCCGCAGACGAATGGCAGGAGGAACCCTTGCCGACCGATTCGACAAGGCCTTCAAAGGAGCCAGACCTATAAACTGCCGCGAGGCATACAACGCGGCTGAGGCGCTGCGGCAGGCCTTTGACTGGAACGCCACCTCCGAGGGCGATACGCAGTGGCGACGGGTTTACGAGCGGCTTATCGCCATCTCGCAGGGAGCGAAGCTCTAACATGCTGCGGCTAGGTCCCGGAATTGGCAGACGGCGCGGGACTGCAAATCCTGCGGAAGGCCCAAAGCCTTCTTGGGGGTTCGACTCCCCTCCTAGCCCCCAACGCCCGAGTAGCGGAATTGGTAGACGTTCGGAGGCTTTTACCCTCCGGGGAGGCCCAAAACCTCCTGCGGGTTCGAGTCCCGTCTCGGGCATCAGTTCGCCGAGGGTCCGGCACAGCGTCCGGGTACCGCCCTCCCCCATTCCACCGGACATCCCCCCTGCGAGGTGGGCAAGACCTGGATACTTGGGCCGGGAGGCGATTCTATGGAGCACTCTATGACATGGGCTGATTTTAAGCGGCAGATGGAAGCGCACGGAGTCGCGGACAGCGATGTGCTGCTATACGTCACGCTTGACTGGCCAGAAGCCATCGTGGTTGAGCGCTGGGAAGACGGCCTCGCCATCTATAATGGCGGCACCCCGCCCGAGCACAAGACCGAAGGCCCCCTCGAGAAGGACCTCGATGATGAGATACCGTTCTGATGTGTGACCTATTTACCTACCTTGACCTCCTCCTGTCTGGCGTGGTGATTGCTCAGGCGATCGTCATGTGGCGACAGCGGAGGCGGATCAGATTTCTAATCGATAGGCAACTCTACCGAGACCTTGCCCGAGCTAAAGCGGCGGGGGAACTGGACACTGGGAGGCAAAAATGATAAAGCATTTCACAACACTGTCTGGAGACAAATACTTCACCGTGGCGGGAGCCGGAAAGTTCCCGCTGCATATGCTGCGGCATGATCGGTGCTTCCCTTGCACCGAGAATGACGTGGAGGCGATCCTGGCGGAAGGACAGCGCCGTCGTATTAGGCTCTGCTCTCGGGCCAAGCTTACCCCGAACGTGGCACTATGGCTGCGCCACGACTGGCATGTCGAGCCGATTAAGGAGACAGTTCCTGCTTAGGTTATAACCAGGAGTACAGCATGAAGTATTTTGTAAAGCCGACTGGGAGCGACAACGCGGCAGGTACCCAGGCCGCACCATGGAAGACGCTCAGCAAGGCCGCGTCTACGGCAGCTCCAGGGGACACGGTGGTCCTCGACGGGGTGTTCTCGGAGAACTTGGTCCTAGCCAAGCCCGGTCTCCCGCAGGCCCCCATCACCTTTATGGCGCTAACCCAGCACTCTGCGAAGGTGATAGGGTCCAGCAGCACAAGCGCAGTGCTAATCGAGGCCCCATATGTGCGGGTCCGCGGCCTGGATGTGACCCAGACCACCACCGAGCACGGCATCGAAGGCACCGCTGCAGCACACCATATCGAGGTGAGTGACAACCTAATCCATGACTGCGGCGGCGGTGGCATCGAGATGGTAGGAGGTGACTACTACACCATCGAGGGTAACGAGATCACGCGCTGCTGCGCCCTTAACGGATGGCAGACCTCTGGCATCTCCATCTGGGAGCCAAAGAATGAGGACTCCTCCGCAGGCTGGCACAATGTTCTGCGCTACAATTACTGCCATGACAACATGGAAGGCCCGACAATCACCGGTAATCACACAGATGGTAATGGAATCATCCTTGACGATTTCAACTGGACCCAGAACCCTGGTGTGCCCTATACCGGAGCTACCCTGGTCGAGAACAACCTATGCACAGGCAACGGTGGTCCTGGTATCCAGATTGCATGGAGTCAGAACGTCACCGCGCGGTTTAACACCTGTGGCTTTAACAACCGCGACTTGGCCAACAACGGGACATGGCGGAGCGAACTCAACAACGCATTCAGCAATAACAACAACCTCAGCAGTAACCTGCTGGTATGTGACAGCAGTGTCAACCCACACAACGACTGCCTAGGCGACAAGACCGCCTCCGGGATCACCATGGGAGTAGTCATCACCCGATGCCTAACCTGGGACGTTAACAAGCCGGGAGACCACAGCTTCTCCCAGGAAAACTCCGGCGCGATCCTGAAGGACCTCTTTCTTGGAGTGGACCCCAAGGTTAGCCTCATCAGCATGGTACCGGCTCCGAACAGTCCAGTGATTGGTGCGGGCACTCCTACCGGCTTCCCGACCGATGACTTCCTGCGTAAACCCCGGAGCAACCCGCCAGACATCGGGGCAATTCAGCATATCACTAGCATGGCGCAGGAGTTTGCCCTGCTCGACGCAGCCCACAATCGGTTCAAGGCATTCGTGGGCGGAAGGACCTGGACTTGAGTGTCTGGACAGTAAACTGGTGGGGCATTGCCCTACTCGCCACCATAGCTGCAAGCACATTCCTACTATAACCAAGGAGGAACCAGCATGATCTTAAAGGCTGATAAGAAGAAAGAACTCACCGGCATGGTAGAGGCTTTCGATAAGGCGAAGGATGACCTGCTTCTTGCCCTGCGAGAACTCAAGGAAAGCTGGGACGAGCAGTACGGGGAGAAAACTGAGAAGTGGCAAGAGGGGGAGGCTGGCCAGAAAGCATCCGACCGCATCTCGAACCTTGACGGCATTATCGACGCGCTCGACACAATCGAGGCCCCGGACCTTTCGGAGTTAGAATGAGCATTGAGGATACCATCAAGCAGGCTAAGGCCAAGGGACTCCAGATCAACAATCTGGCGGAACTTCCAGACGGCACTTACCAGGCCAACTTCACCGATAAGGAGTCCTGCTGGGAGTTTGCCCGGCATAAGGACCCAGGGGTGGCAGTGCTCCTAGCATTCCAGGCGACGCAGGGAAAGCCAGGGGTTCCTCTACGTAAGGCCAAACCCACGGCGAAGCCGCAGGCACACGAGCCTGAACTCAACCTGGATGATCTGGAGGACTGATGTTTCCCTACGGCCCCCCGCCATGTGACAAGCGACAGTTTCCGGACGGCCCATGGCAAGGGGAAGTAGACCATTACGAATGGCTGGACAGGCTCTCAGGTTTGCATTGTGCGATTATTCGCCACCCTGCACTTGGGAGCCTGCTCGGTTACGTCGCGGTGCCGCAGAGGCATAAGTTGTACCGCGTCAAGTATAATGATTTAGTTGATATTCCTCCCGGCTCAATGGAGCGCCTTGCCGGAATGGAAGATGTAGGAGTACTTAATATGTTTGCCGGGGCACATGAGGTGACCTCAACCCAGGCCCCATTATCGCTAATCACACACTGCCATCATGGGCTGTCCTACGCGGCCCCCGACAAGTGGGGAAACTGGTGGTTCGGCTTCGATTGTAGCCACAGCCATGACCTTGCCCCCGGCATCCCCTACCTCTTCGAGTGGCAGACCTACCGAGATTTTCCTTATGTTAAAAAGCAGGTGGAGCGGCTGGCGCTCCAGATAAGATGCATAGCCGAGGGTATTCCTTTCATGGAGCAGAAAGATGAGGAAGTTCAAGAAGGGCGACGCCGTGGTGACTCCGAGTCGCCGGGTGGGAATGGCTCACCCCCAGAGGGACGGGACTGTTAGAGTGCAGCTCGGCTCCTCCGGCCCATTCAAGGTCTACACGCCGAAGCTGCTCCGCTGGGCTACCAGGCAGGAGGTGCAGCAGATGGGGCTGGAAGGCGTAGGAGGGCTCAACGTGGTGCCTCTGTTTAAGATTGTGTCCGAAAGGAAGAAGGCATGACGGCACCAAAGCACGCACCTACCCCAGAGCAGATCGCTATCATCGACGCGGCGCTGAACGATACCAGGAGCTTGCTCGTCCGTGCTGGTGCCGGATGCGCCAAGACTACCACCCTCGAGATGATCGCGGAAGCCCTTCCCAAGACCACTATCGGACTCTGCCTCGCCTTCAATCGCAAGATCGTGGACGAGATGGAAAAGCGTATGCCGCCGAACTTCACGGTTAAGAGCTTCAATGGCGTCGGCCATGCGGCTTGGATGCGCGCGATCGGAAAGCGCTGTGCGGTTGATGAGAAGAAGCTCGGGAAGATCGTGACAGAGGTATTCCGTAGAGTGGACTGGAAAGGGCAGGAAGATGACTGGGGGGTCGTGCGGCAGCTTGCCTCCGCCGCGATGAACCTGGGCCTCGTCCCTCGTGGGTTCTCTCAGAGGGGCCTCGTAGCTGACACTGATGCCTTCTGGAGGGAACTCTGCGAGAGCGAGATCGGGGCTTATGATCCTGACTTCTCCGCCATGGCGCGGGAGGTCATCACCCTTAACATCAAGAAGGCATTCGATGGAACAATCTCCTATGACGATCAAGTTTACATGTCCACGATGTTTGGAGGAGTGTTCCCACGCTTTCCACTTGTCATGGTCGATGAAGCGCAAGATCTGGGACTCCTTAACCACATGCAAGTGCGGCGCTGCGCGAGTGCGCGCCTTATCGTTGTTGGAGATGAAAAGCAAGCCATCTACGCCTTCCGAGGTGCCGACGCGGACTCAATCGATAAGATTAAAGCTCTTCGTTCGGAATGGCTAGAGCTTCCTCTCGAGACTACCTTCCGCTGTCCCAAGGTGATCGTCGCCCGGCAGCAGGAGCATGCCCCTGGGTTCAAGGCATGGCATACCAATAGCGATGGCTTCTTCGCCGATTGGTTCCCGCGCCATGAGAACGAGGTCTGGTCCTGGCAGAAAATCTCCCAAACCCGGACCGAGCACAAGGCAGAAGGATTCATGATCCTCTGCCGGAACAACGGGCCACTTCTCGGCATCGCCTTCAAGCTACTCCGACAACAGGTTGGGGTGCAGATGCTGGGCCGGGATATTGGAAAGGGGTTGGTGGCGCTGAGTAAGAAAGTCCTTCCCCATGATGACCTCGGGCGAGACGCCTGCGCTGTGATGATTAAGGCATGGGAGGAGGAGTCCAAGTCCCTCGCCATGGCCCAAGGCAAGGAGGAGAAATGTGACGGTATCGAGGATCGGGCGGCGTGCCTCCAAGCGGTCCTTGAGGGCAGCGGAGCGCGTACAGCAGGCGACCTACGCACGGCTTTGGGACGCCTATTTGCGCGCGATAGTGGCCAAGTGGTTCTATCAACGGGGCATCGTGCTAAAGGACTGGAAGACGATATGGTGCTCCACCTGGACCCATGGCGATTGCCGTCCAAATGGGCGCAGAAGTCGGCAGAGAAGGGCGACGACCGGGCGCTGAAGCAGGAGTGGAACCTCAACTACGTGATTGAGACGCGGGCCAGAAAGGTCCTGGTCCTGGCTAATCTGGAGGACTTCCAATGACCGTTGATGAAGAACTGGAAGAACTTCGTGCGCTGTTCGCTCTCCAGGAAACCCGCATGACCGAGGCGATAGAGGCCTGGCGTGTCGCCCATCCAGGCCACGACAACGTGATACCTGATCTAGGCAAGTTGCTAGTCTGGCTTCTTAGCGAGAGGAAGGGCGTGGGCAAGTGCCCAACTCCTGATACGTGCCTCTTCTACGAACGCTGCATCGCTAACTTTCCATTAGCAGATGATGAGTAACAGGAGAAATATCCATGACCAAGGAAGAAGCATTAGTGGCGCTGGAGCAGCGTCGGGCGGCCAACAAGTCCATCAAGCACAAGCGCAATGAGGACCTCCCGGCCGGGTCCTCGATGTATTTCTACTGCCATGGGTGTGGAGCTGAGCTGGTCGAGCCGGAGGGCTACGTGACTCGGGACAAGCTCTGCCACCGCTGCCGTGACCTCAGCGACCGAGGATGGCTGGCATGACAAACATCAAGAAAGTAATCGTCCATTTCTGCGGGAACTGCGGAGTGATGGCAGAGAATATGCGGCCAGAGCTTCCCTGCGAGAACTGCGATGGCGTGCTGGGCGACACCGCCATACGAGGGATTTTTGAACTGGCTGCAGCCATCCAGCTATTTGAGGCCCTGGGGGTCGAGGTCGAACTGGTAGCGATAGAGGAGATACAATGAAAAAGTTCCCCCTCGGGTCATTACCCCCCACTGGCCGTCTTGCCATGCGTACGGAGGGCAATTATCTGAATGCCTACTACGCCCTTCCCGATACGATGGAAGGGGCGCTGCTCCTGGGGTCAATCCGCTTGGCGATAGCCGAGCACCCCATGCATCACAAGATATTCTTCGCCTTCATGCAGGAGGTAGTCGCCGATATCATCGAGGATGCAACCGGGGAGCGCCCAAGGTGGCGCGAGGTTGTGCCAGCCCCGGAGAAGGACCGGAGCGGCAATGCCTAAAGATGCAAGCAGCCTGTGGGCCTGGGTATCGGAGTATCCGGACGGCAGCATCGGCACAATCTCCGTGTTATACCAAGATAAGGAGATACCTCTGATCTGTCGCAGTCACTTTGCGATTGAGAAGTTTCGCCCTCTCGCTGTGCGGTACCGGGAGACCCATGGGCAGAGGATCTGGCTGCGGCAATACACCAAGTTTATCGATCATAGTGACGCATGATCTGGCTGATCTGGATATCCCTCGGGCTAAACCTAATCAGCATCTACTTGCTGGTGCAAATCTGGCGCGGCCAGGCCATAATCCGACGTAAGTTGAACGAAATTCGGCAGATTTTGGAGAGGTCCACGCTTGTTAGTTGACATGATTATGTCCCACGTTCGATCATCGAATATGTGTTTAATGCATGGTCCGCACATTGCCGTTGACAACCCACGGGCCTCCATGGCATTATCATGACATGCCATGTGCCCAAGAGCACAGGAGATGGAAATGAACAACAGCCAGTCAACGATAACAATCTTGGGAATTGAGTTCCCCTTCGAGCCTCGATACTCGGAGGGCCACCAGCTAACCCCTGGCGAGGCCCACATCCTGAACACGGCGCTGGCCGACCGCCTCCGCAATAACTTCTCCGCGAAGGTGAAGGCCAAGCAGGATGACCCCTCGGGCCTAATCGCCGAGTTTACCGAGTATGCGGCCTCATATGAGTTCGCGCCACCTGCCAACCCGACGGAGGTCCTGGCAAAGAAGCTGGCAACAGAAGCTATTTCTGCCCATCTACGTTCAAAGGGGATCGACCCCAAGTCTCGCTCAGACGAGTGGTTCGAGGCGCAGGTAATGCGGGTCCTCGACCAGAAGCCCTACTACCGAGAGGAAGCCGCGCGGCGGATTGAGTCCACGCGCGAGGCCGCATCCGAGTTGTTAGAGGGAGTTGAGCTGGCATGACAGGAGGCTTTCACCAGTGAACGAGATGGAGGTCCTTTATTCCGCGGTGGCGTCAGCCCATGGCCTCGTTATAAAGGCCTCCAACTTCGATATCGCGAGGGCGCGGCTTTACGCGACTCGCAAAAAATTAGGGGACCAGGTATTAGATGCGCTCCAAATCAGGAGAGGTCCCAATGACGAAATCTGGATCATCAATCAGGGGAGAGCAGTGGAGGCGCCTACGTCTAATCAACTCGATGTGGCTGACTTATGCTAGTTGGGTGAAGTTAAGCCCCGAGGAGAAACTTAGCTTCAACCATGCGTTCACCGTACTGGAGCGAAAGCGCGAATGAACAAGTTGGAAGAGTCGGTACAGCGTTGCCACGTGCATCTGTACTCTCGAGACCTCGAACGGATAGAGATTCTGTTTGGTGGCCGGATCAGCCGCGCAGAAGCCGTTCGAGAACTGATCCGGCAAATGTTGGATCGCATTGAAGCTAAGGGCAAGCGAAACGCCCGTCCGCTCGACACGGACCTGGAAGAGGTCCTAGAAATAACATAAGCGTGGGGGGCGCAAGCCCCCTGGGAGAGAAGCCATGAAAACAGTTCCCGATAGTGGTCCTGCTCGCGAAGGCTTCAGATGGAGAAAAATCGAAGGCGAATGGGTAGAGGTCTGCGACACCTGCGGAGGTAACTGCGGGCAGTGCGGGACCTCGATTGGCATGGGGGTACCTCCCTCCATGGATGCCCTTGTAGAAAGCCTGCACCGGAGGCTGAAATGAGGGGTCGGCCGCCGATCGGGAAGAGGGCCATGACGAGTGCGGAGCGCAGTCGCCGGATGAAGGAGAAGCTGCGGGCCGCGTTAGAAGAGTCGGTTAGATTGCAGAGCCACTATGCGGGGCTGCTAAACAGGTGTGACGGCGGTGAGCGTCTGCAGTTCGGCTCGGCCTCCGAGTGGATAGAGCAGCTTAAGAGGCTGAAATGAAAAAAGTCCTGCCCATCCCCATGACTTTAGCCGAAATGAACGCCATGCTGCGTATCATCGGCGTGGCCAGTGACCAGGTATCACCAGCCGACAAACAGGCCGGGTCCTGGGTAGCCGAACGGATTATCCGACTACTCGCAATCCATCAGGGAAAGAAGTCCCCATGACCAGCACAACCAGGACACTCCCCACGAAGTCTGACATCAAAAAGAGCACCGATCCGCTAAATCAGGAGGGCCGCCATATTGAGGCAGGCTGGCAATCCTTCTATCGGATGGCCTTCAAGAAAACGTATTCAGAGCAGGACCTCGACGCGCTCAGAACACTCTTCTTCGCTGGCGCACACTACACAGTAGGCCTGCTTGATCCCCCTCATGAGGACATCGCCTACAATATGAAACAAGAACTGATTGCGTTTTTTAACGAGTATAAAAGGAAGAATAACCTATGACCAGCACAGAAACCCCCCTCGCCGAAGCCAAACCAGACTCCATCGAGGAACTCTTCCGCCGAGACCCTCTAAAGATGACCGACGCTGACGTTGACGCGGTGATCCTTGCCATGCGCGAGAAACGTGCGACCTGGGCGAAGGCCGAAGCGGAGGGGAAGACGCGGGGGCGCAAGCCCGCCGCTCCCAAGGGACCAGAGCTAGACCTAAGTGATCTCGATGACTAGCAGCATGACTCCCCATGAACTCCTAATCCGTGATCTCAAGGTTATCCTGGCTGAGGCCGAAGCCTTCGAGTTCCACGACTTCAAGAATACCAAATACGCACAGCCGAAGATGACCCTTTACACCCAGCTTTCAGTTGTCATAGAGCGGATAAAGAATGGCGACTATGATAATGATGAATAGGAGGACCTTCCTCTCCGGAATGATTGCTGCTCCGGTGGTGATGAAGTACACCTCCCTCATGCCAGTCAAGCTTTTCGGCTTGGTGCAAACCCATGGCGACGAGACGATCTGGCCAGTCGTGGATACGCGGACTGGGCTGGTTGTTCGCCTTCCGGCCTGGAAGATCATCGAAGGAGGCTCAAGGTACATGCCATACCTGGAGTCCCGCTCCGGAAGCCCTGAACGCCAGCGAGCCAAGGCAATCCTGGAGAACCCCTATTTCGACTATACGACGCTGCCAAGTGGCGTGATAGTCCGGAGACCGCATCATGCTCCCACTTCTGGAATCTAACCCATCCTTCTCCGCCGGGCAATCCGGCCTCCAGATAGCCTGGGACTCCACCTCAATGGGGGCCTTGAAGAAGTGCCCCCGCTTCTATCAGCTTTCCATCATCGAAGGGTGGGCGCCTCGACAGGAGTCAGTCCACCTCCGCTTCGGGATTTTGTACCACTCGGCCCTGGAGAAATATCACCGCGCTCGCACCGATGGCATGGACTACGAGACGGCGGTGCGCCTCACCGTTCGCTGGGTGATGTGTGAGACCTGGAACCACGAGCTTAACCGCCCCTGGTCAACCGAGGACCCGAACAAGAACCGATATACGCTGGTCAGAAGCATAGTCTGGTACCTGGAGAAATACAAAGACGACCCCTTCACCACGATCTTACTCGCCGACGGCAAGCCAGCGGTGGAACTGTCGTTCCGCCTTGAGCTAACCTACCAGTCCCATCTCACCGGCGAGGCCTTTCTCTTGTGCGGTCACTTAGACCGCTTGGTAGATTTCCAGGATGCCAAGTACATCATTGATGCAAAGACTACGAAGCATTTTCTCGACGACCATTACTTTTCTCAATTCACCCCAGACAGCCAATTCTCCACCTACACCTTTGGCGGGGAGGTTGTGTACTCCGTCCCACTCTCCGGGATTGTCGCCGACGCCGCCCAGATCGCCGTTGGATTTACTCGCTTCGAGCGCCGCGTTATTCCTCGCAATAAATCGCAACTCGACGAGTGGTACCGTGATCTGGGTTTCTGGCTTACTACGGCACAGATGCACGCGAAGGCCAACTACTGGCCCATGAACGACAAGGCCTGCTTTGGCTGCCAGTATCGGGGGATTTGCGCAAGGCCTCCTGCTGGCCGCGACCAATGGCTTAAAGCAGGATTTACCCGGCGCACCTGGAACCCACTGGCAGTGAGAGGGGATGTATGACATCAAGGTTGAATTTTAGAATAACTATGTATGACGGACAGGGCGGAGAGTCGCTTGTGTTAAGCTACGCGGTGGATAGGCCGATCTACGAAGACGCCTTCGAGCCGCTCGATCCTCCAGGGGACTTCTCTCCGGCCCTTCTGGTGGAGCACAACGAGAAGCTAGCAAAGCGTAAGAAGGCGATCGAGGCAATTGCTTCCCACCTCGCCCTCACCATCGCCAAGCTTGCCCAGCAACGTGAACTCCAAATGCGGAAGGACTTTCAGCACGGTGGCTGAGCTAAACCCACTCAAGCTCCTTCACATGGGTGAGTCAGGATCAGGCAAGACCTGTGCCTTGGCAAGCCTCCTCGACGCTGGGTACTTCGTTAGAGTACTCGATCTAGATAATGGAGTGGATGCCCTTAAAAACCTGATCACCGATCCGAAGACCAAGTACAAGCCAAACTCCATCGAGCGCCTTGACTACATCACCCTGACCGAGCCCATGCGCTTCGCCAACGGACGGATTATCCCGGCGAAGGCAAGCGTCTGGTCGAAGTCTATGGGGATGCTGGATAATTGGAAGAACGAGAACCCACAGTTCGGCACGATCTGTAATCACGGGCCGGTCAGTAAGTGGGACGAGCGACACGTTCTCTGTATCGATACCTTGGGTAACCTCGCGACCGGCGCGCTTAACTTTCACCTCCAGATGAATGGAGCCCTGGGGGCTGTCCGGACCCAAAATGAAGGGAGACGGGACATCGGGGTGGCTCAGCAATACATCACCACCCTCGTGCAGTACCTTTACGACGTTTCCCTACGCTGTAACGTTATCATCAATACTCACATTACCTACGTCAAGCAAGATGGTACCGGGGACTTAACCCCAGGGGAAAATGCACCCACGCAGGGATTCCCCTCTACAATCGGGCGGGCACTGAGTCCGCGCGTTCCTGGCTTCTTCAATACAGTGCTAATGTCCAAGGTGGTGGGTTCCGGCCAGGGTTCCCGTCGCCGCATCTATACCATCTCTCAAGGCAATGTTAACCTTAAGAACACTGCGCCGCTCCGCGTCGCTCCAGAGTATGACCAGACGACAGGGCTAGCGGAGATATTCCGAACGGTCCTGGGTGATCCCACCAAGGTAATCCCTATGGTGAAACCGAAGTAATTTAATTTGCCCATAAAGGGCACTCACCCCAAGGAGCACACGATGGCGAATTTTTCCGACCTGCTTTCCAAGCCGCTTGACGAAGTAATACGTCCACCTGCGCTCCCTGCCGGGACCTATTTCGGCTCGGTCAAGAACTATGAACTCGGAGAGTCGTCCGAGAAGAAGACCCCCTACGTCCGCTTCAATTTCGCCACCTCTCATGCCGGCCCCGAGATCGAGCCATCCGACCTCGAAGGGGTTGACCTGAGCAAGAAACAGCTCCGCTCGGACTTCTACCTGACGCCCGACGCGGAATGGCGCCTCAAGGAGTTCCTTGAGAGCCTTGGCTTCGATACCAAAGGGCGAACCTTTGCGTCTCTTCTCCCCGATACCATCAATTCCCCAGTGATGATGGACGTGACGCAACGCCTCAACCAGCGCAACCCGACTGATCCTCCCTTCAACGAGGTGCGTTCTGTAAAGGGCCAAACCAGCTAGACCGGCCTCTCCCCGGATCTAGGGGGCGTCACCTGCCCTGTGCAATGTGGTGAGCAAGCCGGGGCTGACCGGCACCCTTTTTGGAGGAGGTTATGCTATGTCGCGCCTTAGCGTTACTCGCTCGAGGTTTGTCCAGAGACGTGACCTTCCGTTATTTGATCGGTAAGGCGCTTGGCAGCTACGATGCCTGCGTAGCGGGACGCAAGGCCATGCTGGAGGGAGCTACGAATGACACTAGAGGAACTCCTAGCGCGAGACAAAGCTCGCTGGGATGCCATGACTCCGGCGCAGAAGGAGACAATGCTTCGTCTTCAACGGGAGTCCTGGGTAAGGGGTGAGATGGGCATCGGCAACGATGCGCAGGAGGCGGCTGACCGTGCCGAGTACCGTGCTAAACATCGGGGGTAAACAATGGCTGAGTTCGACTATGTGGCGACAGACAGCATAATTGTAGATAGGCCGACAAGGCAACGCAGCGATAACGACCCAGGGGACTTGGTGGACTCGGTCCGCCGACTGGGGATACTCAACCCACTCATCATCCATCGGGATAAGCGGCTGGTAGCCGGGGAGCGGAGGCTGGAAGCCGCCAAGACCCTTGGCCTCCCCGACGTGCCGGTACGCTTCTTCGAGAACCTTGCCCCGGACGTAGCCCAGATCATCGAACTGGAAGAGAACCTCAAGCGGAAGGACCTGCCCTGGCGAGACCAGGTTAAGGCCATTGCGCAGCTCCATGACCTCTACATGAAGGTGGACCCTAAGTGGACCCAGGTTAAGACCGCCTCCGCGGTCGGCCTGTACCCAGGGCATATATCCGAAATCCTGCGCGTCTGGTCCGACATCGACAACCCGATGATCGCGCAGGCCCAGGGCATGAAGTCCGCCTACAATATGCTGTCCCGTCGCGACGAACGCGCAGCAGATGAAGCATTCTCCGAGATCATGGAAGCCGGGGCGAGCTTCTTCGATGACGAGCCGGAGCAACTCGCCCCTGGGGTAGTCGCCGAGCCCAAGGCGGCGAAACCACTCTCAGCCCCGGAGACCTCCATCCTCCTCGCAGACTTCCTATCCTGGGCACCTTCCTATACCGGGCCGAAGTTCAACTTCATCCACTGCGACTTCCCCTATGGCATAGACGTGTTCTCCGGGCCGCAGTCAGGTAAGCAAAAGTGGGAAACCTACAATGACGGCGCGGAGATATACTGGAAGTTGATCGAGACCCTGTGCAATAACCTGGATACCCTGATGGCCCATGAGGCGCATCTAATGTTCTGGTTCTCGATGGAGCACTACAGTGCGACTCTGGCCAAGTTCGCGAAACTCGCCCCTGGGCTCTGCTTTAGTCCGTTCCCTCTTATCTGGACCAAATCAGACAACGTTGGTGTGCTACCAGACCCTAAGCGCGGCCCTCGTCGCATCTATGAGACCGCATTTATGGCTTCTCGCGAGGATCGGCTCATTGCTCATCCCGTGAGCAACAGTTACCCCGCCCCGACCAACAAGGCCCTCCACCCTAGCACCAAGCCAGAGCCTGTCCTGCGCCACTTCTTCGAGATGTTTGTGGATGGCAGCACCAGGATGCTTGATCCGACCTGTGGCAGTGGGAGTTCCCTCCGTGCCGCCGAGAGCCTCGGGGCCAAGCACGTCCTGGGCCTGGAGGTAAGTGAGGAGTACTGCTCCTCGGCACAGTCCGCCCTCCGTGCCTTCCGCGCCATGCGCGCGGTAAAGTCATGAGCCAGTGCAGCGAGAAGGGCTGCGATAGGCCAGCAGAAGTCAAGGGATACTGCCATCGCCACTACAATACCTGGAGGCGGGGCGGTATGAGCAATTTTGGGATTTACTCCCTGGAGCCTGTTGATAATGTCCATCCCCTGGTTAAGGTCCTGTTCGAGATAATGCAGCGGGATGACAGGTCTAGTCGCGAGATCGCTGGCTTGGCAGGCGTCGCGCCAGTAACCTTAGTGCATTGGTGCCACGGCACCGCCCCAGGCATTTACAAGTTCTGCGATGTAGCACAGACTCTGGGGCTGGAGTTGGTTCTACAGGAGAAGAAGGCATGAATATCGACGAGAAGATCGTGTTCGCAGTAACCGAGTCGGAGCCAGGCGTACGTGACCCGCTGACCTTGCTCGTGGGTATCCCGGAGGCGGCGTGGGAGTTGCTGAAGAACGGCAAGACTCATTCGGTTACCCTGGAGTCCCTCGGGCTTCCTATGCGCTTCATCCTCTACGCCGCGAAGGATCACGATGAAGCCCTGCAGGTAATCAACGCGCATAACGAGCGCGTCGGCAAACCAGCGCAGGATATGAGATACACCCGCGACTTCGGCATTAAGGGGAAGCCTAATGGAAACTAACACCATGACCATGGACCAGGCGATGGAGACCATCGCGGTCCTCAGGAAACAAGTCCTGCAGCAGGCCAAGAAGATCGCCAGTCTCCGGCTGCGCTACTACGACATAAGTATAGATGACTTCCGCCAGCCACGGCAAGAGGACATCGACCTGATGACCGCCTACACCCAGGTCAACTGGAAGTACCGTAACTCGATTAAGGAGTTGACGGTGGTGGCTGAGGCCGCGATAGCAGAGCTGCGTGACGCGAAGCCGGTGGAGGAAGAGCAGGATGGCGCTTAGCCCATTCCGTAATACCTCCGGGACCAAGTCCGCAAAGGTCATGTTCATCGGAGAGGCCTGGGGTAAGGATGAAGAAGAGATCGGGAAGCCCTTTGTTGGGCAGTCGGGGCGGGAGTTGGCACGGATCGCCAACGAGGTTGGCCTTATCAAGAACCCGCTCCCCCAGCGATACTTATCAGTTAAGGACATGTGTAATTACTGGGACGGCAGTCCATTCATCTTCACGAATGTCCTCGCTCTGCGCCCTGAGAAAAACAACCTGGACCTCCTCTGCGTAAACAAGGCCACCGCCGGCCCAGCCTATCCCATGCCACCGCTCAAACAAGGCAAGTACCTCGACCCGCAATACCTCCCGGAAGTGGAGCGCCTTTATGCGGAGATCAACGAAGTCAAGCCAAATCTCATTATTGCCCTGGGGAACACCGCCTGCTGGGCAGTGGTACGCACAACTAAAATCTCGCAAATCCGCGGTACCACCATGCTGGGCCACGCTGCCACCAAAGTGCTACCCACCTTCCATCCAGCAGCGGTACTACGAAATTGGGCTCTTCGTCCGATCGTCAAAGCGGACCTGCTGAAGGCCCTCCGGGAATCAACCTTCCCGGAAATCCGCCGCCCACATAGGCAGGTTCTAGTCAATCCGACCCTAGATGAAATCCGCTGGTGGATCGAAACGGAGGGCCGACTTGCTAATTATATATCTGTTGATATCGAGACAGGAGCGGGGCAAATCAAATGCATTGGCTTCGCGGCTCGCACCGACTTCTCCATGGTGGTTCCTTTTGTTAACTTGCGAGCTAACGGGGGAAATTATTGGGATAGCCTGGACGATGAACGCATTGCTTGGGCTCTGGTAAAGGAGATCATGCAGCTGCCAGCGCCGAAGTTGTTTCAGAACGGCATGTATGACTTGCAGTATATCCTCCGCATGGGGATTGTGCCTCGCAACTGCGGCGAGGACACGATGCTCATGCATCACAGCCTGTTCCCTGAGCTACAGAAAGGCCTCGGTTTTCTCGGGAGCATCTACACGCAAGAGCCAGCCTGGAAGTTAATGCGCGGGCAGTCAGACGTGAACAAGCGCGATGAGTGAAGCCTTAAGGGGAAACGCTATGCCAGAAGCAATCGACATGATGAAGCAGGGTCTAGCAATCGCGACGAAGATCTGCCATGAGCGGGCAGTCAAGAATGGCTGGTGGAGCGACGCGCGAACTGGGCAACGCATCCGCCGCAACAAGGGGGAGATGATCGCCCTCATGCACGCAGAGCTGAGTGAGGCCCTAGAGGGGGAACGGAAGTCCCTCATGGATGAGCATCTGCCTCACCGGCGCAGCCCCGAGGTGGAACTTGCCGATACCCTAATCCGCATCTTCGACTACGCCGCGGAGTACGGCTATGACCTCGCCGGCGCGGTGGTGGAAAAGCTGTGCTACAATGACCAGCGCGCAGATCACAAGGTCGAGAGTAGGCTGAAGGAAGGGGGGAAGAAGTTCTGATGAGGGAGCATGGAATACCTCGGGTAGTCGTGGTCTCGCCGTTCGCCGGTAGAGGCCCCTGGCCATGGAGACTCTGGGACAAATGGAGGAACATCTGCTATGCGCGGAAAGCCATGGATGACTGTTTCCGGCGTGGCGAGGCCCCCTTTGTGTCGCATCTGCTCTATCCACAGGTGCTCCGGGATAGCGATCGGGCTTTACGCCGCATCGGTATGCAGGCGGCCTATGCCTGGTTTGATCAAGTTGATCTGGTGGTGGTATATGCTGACCGGGGCAGCAGTCCGGGCATGGAGTCGGACATAGCCCACGCGCTGCAACGCGGCCTGCCAACGGAGACCCGATGCCTGTAATTAACACACAGGACCTAGAGCCGGGGGTAGCCCTGCCGGAGAACCTGCAAATCTACTGCGGGCTCGACACCATGGTGACCCTTGAGGTCATGCATGAGGTGCAGCGGGAGTACACCGCTCCCGGTCACAACCGGTTCTCCCACACGGTTTACGACTTCGAACGGGCCATGCAAGGCCCTGCAATGGAGATGATGCTCCGGGGATTCCGGATAGATGAGTACGAAAGGCGAGCGGGAATAGATTTGCTGAAGAAGCAGATCGACCGGGTGCAGTCCATCCTAGATCGCTACGCGGTGGAGGTCTGGGGGAAGCCTCTCAACCCACGCTCCCCCAAGCAACTCCTCGCCTTCTTCTATGGGGCGATGAGGCTGCCCGAGCAGTGGACCTCCAAACGTGGCGAGAGGAAACTCTCCATGGATCGAGAGGCCTTGGAGAAGATCGGGGCCTACTTCTATGCCGGGCCAATTGTGCTGTGCATCCTCAAAATCCGGGACATCGCCAAGCAGCTCGAGACCCTCACCACGGAGATAGACCCCGATGGACGAATTAGAACTTCTCTCAACATTGCAGGAACTGAGACAGGCCGATGGTCGAGTAGTAAGAATGCTTTCGGAACTGGAGGCAATATCTTCAACATTAAAAAGGACGCAGACTACGCTGAACAAGATGATACCCTCCTCAGCCTCAGAAAAATCTTCATCGCAGACAAAGGGAAAAAGCTCTGCGTCATCGACCAAGAGCAAGCGGAAGCGCGGGACATAGGATTCCTCTGTGGGAGTATCCTCGGTGACTGGACATACCTCGACGTTATCGAAAGTGGCGATCTGCACACTTACACTGCAAGACTCATATGGCCTCACGATCTACCATGGACGGGGGACCTGGTACGAGACCGTCCTATTGCAGAACGAAAGTTCTACCGTCATTTCTCATATCGCGATATGTCTAAGCGAGGAGGACATGGAAGCAACTATGTGGGGGCGCCTTACACCATGGCGAAGCATCTCAAGCTTCCTGAGAAGTTTATGGTATTGTTTCAAGAGCGATATTTTGGCGTCTTTCCATGCATCCAGAGATACCACCGCTGGGTTGGGCAGGAACTCCAAACCAAACAATGCCTCGTCACTCCCTTTGGACGTAAGCGTATCTTTTTTGGAAGGCCCAATGATGACACAACTCTCCGGGAAGCTGTCGCTGGAACCCCGCAGTCCATGACGGCAGACCGGACCAGCCTCTGCCTGTATCGCATCTGGGACCAACTCTACCCCCGCGTGGAGTTGCTGAACCAGGGCTACGACTCGGTAACCTTCCAGTACGACGAAGGGGATGAGGCGGTCATCCAGGAGGCCCTGAAGTTAATCGTGACGCCGCTTCGCGCCGGGGGCCGCGTCTACACTGTTCCGGGGGACTGCAAGATCGGCTGGAATTGGGGGTCCTATGATGCTCGTATGAACCCAAACGGACTCATGAAATACAAGGGGGTTGACTCGCGCACCCGTCAGGAGGGCCTGCACCGTGTCCTTTAACCTCACAAAACGCCTTCTAGCACATTACCGTGCAAACAGCCCAAGAGAGCTAATCCAAGAGGCTGAGAATGCTCCAGCTAATAGCGCAGAACAACTAACCCTGCTGGTGTATCAACAATGGCACATGTCCAAAATCTTGGGAGAATTGACGAAGGGGATGGGGATACAGGCCTCAGTGGAGATCCCCTACGAAGAAGACAAGGAGCCGCCACCAACGAAACAGTAGACTGGATAGAGGGATTCCTGGAGTGTACTAAGAACTTTCCCTCGCCGGAGATATTCCGCCTCTGGGCAGCGATTAGTGCCGTTGCCGGGGCGTTGGAACGCCGGGTTTGGTTGGACTCTGCCGAGATGCCGATCTATCCCAATCTCTATGTCTTGCTGGTGGCAACCCCAGGGATAGGCAAGAACGTCATTCAGACCATCTCTAACATCTGGATGGATGCGCGGAAGTTCAAAACCGCGCCACACTCCCCGACGAAGGCGTCCCTCGTGGACGCCTTGGCGGATGCTTCCACCAGCCTTATGCATGGTGACCCGCCGACACTAATTGAGTACCACTCCCTTCTCGTCGCCGCGCCGGAGTTCGGGGTGCTCATTTCCAAGCATGACCTGGAGTTCCTTTCTGTGTTGAACTTTATCTATGACAACCCGCCCCACTACTCGGAACGCCGCCGCACAGTCAATGAGGGGAAGGAGCTAGTCATCGTGCATCCTCAGCTTACCATCCTCGCCGGGGTCCAACCGGGCTTCCTCGCTACGACCCTGCCGGAGGAGGCCTGGAGCATGGGGACAACCTCTCGCCTGATCATGATCCATGCATCGGAGCGGGTAAAGATCAAACCCAAGCTCAAAACCGTCTCCGGCGAGAACACCGGGAGGAAGAAAACCGAGCTGCATCTCTGCAAGCTCGTCGAGCAACTGGCCAAGCTGCAGGCCCTGCATGGGGAGTTCACCTGGGATCACGATGCAAAGGAGTCGGCAGAAACGTGGCTACACTCCGACTGCATCCCGATCCCCATCCACTCCAAGCTAACCCACTACATCCCCCGCCGCTGGGTTCACTGCATGAAACTTTGCATGGTGGCTTCTGCTTCGCGCAGCACTGACATGCGGATTACGCTGGCAGACTTCGACCGGGCACGAGATTGGCTACTCGCAGCCGAAATCAAAATGCCCGACATCTTCCGGGAAATGTATCAGAAGTCCGACAAGGAACTCTTGCAAGACCTGCATCTTGGCTGTTGGGCGCGTTATTCCAAGACCAAGACAGCCATCGACGAGTCGGAAATCTATGGCTTCCTGTCTGGGAAGTGTACGGTGGAGAAAATCAAATGGATTATCGAGGCGGCGGAGCGCTCGAAGCTAATCGAGCGCATGGCCGGGACTAAGACTTGGAAGCCTCTTGTACAGCAGAAGACGGGAATTGAGTGACGGAGCCGAGGCTCGCTGCCTGACGCTGGGCTGCGATCTGCTGATCGAGGGCGATGAGGAGGTGGAAGCTTGCCTTGGCCGGGAGTTCACCAAGCCCGGCCAGGACGGTCTCGAGCTGCTTATCGTCGAGTTTGATATTCCATTCCATGAGGAGATTCCTTAAGCTGCACTGGTTGAAGCAAGGAGATAGTACTGCACACCGTTGATGAGGACGGCAACCTTGTTGGTGACTGTGTTAGTCACCGAGGCACCAACCCCGGTAGTGTTGAGGATTTCGTTGCTGGTGGCTGCCAGCGAGGCATTGATGTAGTAGTCAACGTTGGTCAGCTGAATGCGGATCTGCCTGTTGAACTGCCCAGTGACGTTGCCGACGCCGATCGACGACATCACCTCGCGTCCGAAGGCTCCGTCATAGTGGAAGATGCGTCCACCGTTGCGCCACATGTCTCCGGCACGCCACACAGTACCGGTGTACTGGCCGAGGTTGATAACGTTGTCGCCAAGGAAGATCGCCGCTGCTGGGCGCTGGAACTTGGCGGCGGTACCGAGCACAGTGACAACGGCCTGAGCGCCGGTCAGCACATAGGTGAAGGTGTTGGCATCCACCACAGTGATGAGCGTACCGCCCGGCGTGTTGTAGCCTGCGGGAGTGACGCCTGCGATAATGATGTTCTGGCCGGTCACCCAGCCATGGGCAGCGAGTGTCGCGGTTGCTGTGGTGCCGACCGAGGTGAGCGCCGTGACCGCCCGTGCAGCAGTCTGGAAGCCACCGTAGCCAGCAGGAAAATATATGCCGTAGCTGCCATCGCGCGCAAACTGCCCGAACTGGATACCGCGGTCCCAGATGAGATCGAGGAACATGCCAACTCGGTGGCTATTCCAGTGCTCAACATCGGTGTCGGTAAAGTTGCCGTTGTCGGGGTTGCCAGAGAGCGCGATCCCGAAGTTCCACGCGCGAGTCGAGCCCTGCCCAGGCACACGGAAGGCCTGCAGCAGCAGCCCTACGGTAGCGCCCTTGCCGAGAAGGTCGGTCTGCAGACCAAGGTCTGGCGAGCGGGTTTTGAGGTTGATCTCGATACCGCAGATTGCCCAGTTGCCTGCGGGCAGATTGGCAAAGGTAGCGTTATCCACTACCGGACCTTCGGCGTAGGCCCAGATACCACCGATGATGCGCCCATTGCCTGGAACTACATCGCAGCGGGCGAAACCGGCCAGCCCAATTGTATCCCCGTCTGTGTCATAGAGAGGCGCTGCAGTGGAACCGTTCCAGGTTCCTGCGTTGTGGGTGCTGACGAGCCCGCCGTGCCAGGTGCCTCGATTGGGCGCAGCATAGTTGCCCGACCCGAGTATCTCGAGGTCCACAAATATCCCGCCCGTCTGGTGCAGCGTCGCTCCGCCAGTGTCCTTCTTGACGTACTTCTGCACCCACAGGGCAGGTTCCTGCTGCGCCCCAGGAGCAGCGGCGGAGCCCACATAGATGCCGAGCCCATCCGGCCGGTCAGTCTTGGTAAGGGTGAGCTGGTCAACGTTGTTGAGGCCGATGGTCGAGGTGGTCGCGAAGGTGCCGTTGGTGAGGCCGATCACGCCGGAGTTAAGCTGGGCATCATTGACCGCAGCCAGCACTGCCGCAGAGTCATCAACGCCCGTCCCGAGCGCGCCGTAGTCCTTAACCGACTTCACCACGTCGGAAACCGTCTGGGTCAGCCTGTCCCAGATCAGGTTATTCGCCGCGTCGTAAAGTTGCTGCCGATAGGTCCCGGTCCCGAAGGCTATGCAACGTCCGGCGGCATCCAGGTTGACGCATGGGATGGTGTTGGGAGTGGTTTGGTTGGCGTCACTCCAGGTCTGCTTGGCCGTCGTGGTGGCGGGGATGTAAAAGCACACCCTGCCCAGGGCGTAGGGTGCCCCATTGGCATCGACGAATTGCTGCATCCCATTGGGCAGGAGATTGGCGGACGGAGCGGTCATGAAAACCCACCTTCGATTTTAGAACGTGTGCCGCGTTATTGCGGCTGCGGCTGTATCAGCCCCATCCGTATTCCCAGCCGTTGATCGTCCGGGTGATCAGCATAAGACGTGGCCGCGCCAACCGTTGGCGCGATCAAGGCATTCGGAGCGGCCTGGAAAGCGGTTGGATCAAGTATCCGATTGATGATGGCGTCTCGATAGCTTGGCATCTGGGTAAGGTGCCGCGTAAGCAGGTGTGCGCCATACCCAGCCCCGAGACCTGCCGCACCAAGTATTCCCGCCGCGCCAAGAGGATTACTCACCATATGCTCTGCAACCGCCGGGGCCAGCTCGAGCGCCCCAGCAGTAACCCCCACAGTCGGACCAAACTTCTTGAACGCCTTCATGAGGGCAGTTCCAGAGGGCGGTTGGTAGGTGTCACCTTGCGCAGTGGGGCGTTGCTTCATGAAAGCCCCAGCCTCGGAGATCGTCCCGAGATTGCCCGCGCCAGTCCAAGCATAGTCCTTGTAGGACCTCGCGATCGCACCAGGAAGATGCGCCGGGTTGATATTGCCGCCGGTGTTCTGCGCCTTCTCGGCAGGGCCTTCCAGAATCATCATGTTCTTCCAATGCTGCCGCGCAGTGTCAAGCGCAGCCTTATCCGCCGGAGTCGCCGCGCTCATGGCGTCGTCAAGGATAGTGCGCAGGCGAACGCCCCAGTTCTTGGTCTCTTGGTTCTGGATGAGGCGGTCTACCAGGCCACCCTTCTTCGTCATGTACTCGTATTCTTGGCCGGAGAGCACTCCCGGCATGGTCGGGGTGCCGCGCCCAGCGGCAGCCGCCAAGTTCCGCCTTACGGCAATCATTGCCGACTCGAACCGCTGATAGGCCGGATCGGTGAGCGGATTGGCCCCAGCAGAGGCTGCTGCATCGGTCTCCAGATTAGTCATCGCCGTATGCATCGCAGGATTCGCGGGGTCGATGTGAACTCGCGGGATAACCGTCTGGAACTCCCGGCTGATACTATGCGCCGCTGCGTCGAAGTTATCCTGGGTGAACTCGTCAGCGTCATGCCCCATAGTGCGGAACAGCGCACGGTTGACTTGGCGAATTTGATCCGTGCCCTTCGCATCCGAAACCGAGCCAGGACGCGGCTGGAGTTGCTTCGGGGTGAGATCAATCCCCAGTGCAGCAGCATCTTGCGCGGTCTGCGCACTGCGGGTCGTGATGCCCCTGCGAAGGAGTGGATTGGTCAGCAGGCTAACCGGGCCGAGCGCGCCACCGGCCATGCCCCCAGTAGCAACCTGATCCTCGAACGGTATCTCTGGATGCATCCCAGCTTGCATCCCTCCTGCCTCCGCTCCCGACAGCGCGCCGTGCGTCATGGTGCTGGCCGTGCGGGAGATTGGACCAGTTCCACCCTGCCCCATGAAGAAGCGTGTCGCAGCCGGAAGTCCACGCAGCCCGGCGCGGGTGAGAGTGTTCGCTGCGCCAAGGCCAACCATGGTAGCCGGGGTGCTTGCCACCATGTCGATGCCCAGGCTCTGCCCCGGATGCAGGCTCTCCCAGGCTTCCTTATTGATCCCGGACTCCTTCATCGCCGGAGCATAGGCGTCAGTGTTGGTAGTCAGCTCCCCGGTCATCGGGTCAATCGCGCCGGACTGGATACCCGCTTGAATGGGTCGCCACGCCCCCAGCGTCCCGGCGTTCAACGCCGCCTGTCCAGGCCCCCATTGCTCAGCCGCGTGCTGCTTGTAGGCATCGAGGATATCGGGGTGGCCAAGGATTTCGTCTGGGGTGTAGTTATCCTTGAGCGCTCGGTCATAGAAGGGCAGGGTTTTAAGGTGCTCGGTGACCTCATCGCGAGTATACCCTGCGCGAAGGGCCTGCTTGATCTGCCCCCCGAGGCTGTCATCCTGTACCGCGTCAAAGGCTGGATCAGCCATGGCTCAGGGTCCCCTGACGTAATCGGAAAGGGGCCGCTTGGAGCCCGCCTTGGCTGGTTCCACCGGGGTACGAGGACCGACGTAGAGATGGTTTGGCTTGACGATCCCCTTTTCAGTCATCTCCTGCTGCCACTTGGCAGGCCATTGGGTGGGGTTGAAGTCAGACTTCTGCGACTCCTTGAGATACGCGCTCTGCTCTTGCCGGTCCCAGCCGTATATCTTCTGGGCGAAATTGAAGATATTCTTGATCGCATCCGGGTCAGTGTTGAGCCTCGGGTTGTTCTTCTGAAAGACATCCCACTCCAGATTGGTAATCTTGCCGGTCGCCCCAGTCATGATTTGCTTGAGCTGCTCAGTGGAATACTGCACCATGAACTTCTGGAACTCTTGCGAAGCTGCGAGATCGCCTCCGTTGATGCCATCGACAATAGATTTCGGCACCCCTGGAATGGCCTGCGCATACTCGGCCAGCTTCGCCCGGATATCTGCGCCGCCGCCCTGACGCATCTTGTCGAGAAGTGGGATAACCTCTCCCAGCCTCTTCATCATGTCGCTGCCGACCTGCACCCGTTCGTCGAGGTTGTTCTTGTACTCCGCAGCCTTGGGGCCTTGGGTAGTGATAGTGTTCTCCTGCATGGCGGTAGTGGCAGAGCTTCCACCGGGGGCAGGCCGTGCCAGCACCGGAGGTCTCATAGGAGTCGCTTGTGCTGCGGGAGCCGGGGGCGCAGTCTGCGCCCCCGCAACAGTGCGACCTTCCCCGAGGCTCATCCCAGGTGCAACTTGGTCGGTCTGCGCGGAAGGCGGAGCTTGCGGGGCTGGGCCAGAAAGCAGGTTCGGTTGGGCTCCAGGCTGACCACCCGCCCCAGGTCCAGTCGCGCCCTGGAAACCGCCCCCACCATACGTGGGAGCCACATCTCGGCGCGGCGTCGGCACGCCAAGCGGCCCAGACTTGATAAGCTCGCTTTGCTTCTCCGGGGTCAGCCCAGAGGGCTGGATGCCCGTGACAAATGAGGCTTGACGCTGCGGATCGTACTTGACCATTACATCCTTGTCCCCAGCCTTAATCACATGCTGGGTTCCGGTCAGCGCATCGAGGCGCTGCTTCGCATCCATAGATTGCTGGTTCTTCGTAACCAGCCATTCCTTGAACGCGGGTGTCCCGATGGCAGGAGCGGAGGATGCATTACGAATAAGCGAGTCCATCCATGTACGTTTCTGCGAGTCCGGGATATTTGAACTGGAAGCAACGGAGCGATAGGCTTGCTCAGTCGCGTCCTTCATATCGGCGTCAGTGACGTTATCCTTCCCGAGGAGCGCGCCGAACATAGTGTTCTGCGTGTCCATCACGTCATGGGACATCTTGAGGTATTTTTCGGATATCTGAGCCTGCGTAAGGCTGCGCTGGAGAGCCTGGTTCACCACACCCTGCATCCCGTAGGCAGCAATGGGGTTATCTCGCGAGAGGGTCAGCGCCTTCTGCAGATCAATCTCCCCGTCGTCGCCGATGCTCTGCTGCAGCACATGCCCGACCGCCATCTGGCTTTGGGTCTGCAGGTTGAACAGCGCGGACTGGTTGAGGTGGTTCTGCAGAGTCGCAGCCTGCCCAGCAACCGCCAGCGGGTTCGGCGGCGGGATGATGCCTTGGCTAATGCCTGGATCAATCGGCATGGAAGGCTCCTAGGCGTTGGGGTTGCCGCGCGAGGTCAGGTTCTGGTTCTGCTGGTTCTGCGCCAGGATATTCATCAGGATTGCATTCTGGCCGATCGAGTTACCCGCTCCGGTGAGCGCATTGGTGCCCCCGATGATACCAGATGCTTGGGCTGCAGCGCCACTGGTGAGGAGGTTATTCGAGGCAGTCTGGGCACCTACCCCAAGATTACCCGCCCCCGCCGCTGCGTTCTCCCCGGTGGAAATCTGCCCAGACAGCATGTCGTAGATCTGACGGTTCTGGGTCAGGTAGTTCTGGAGCTGCGTGTTGTAGGTCTTGTCCGCGAGGCCGGTGGCATACTCAGCTGCGCCCTTGAGGGCCGCACCAGAGCGCCCAAGTCCACCCGCCGCGTAGCCGTTCTCAGTGGCCTGCAGGCCCTGGTCAAGGGTGAACTTGTAGCCTGGGGTGTTGGCGAGATCGGAGGGGTTGAAGGGCTTGGTCAGTGCGGCAGTAAGCGGGTTGCCCCCAGGATTGGTTCCGGTGAGGGCTTGGAGCTGCGGCACCGCGCCGACACCAAGCTGGCGGAAGGGCTCGAGCAGGGCCTGGGCGCGAGTTCCTGCCGTGAGGGCATTGTTCGAGGCTGCAGTCGTTGCGCGCGACTGAATGTCCGCTGCGTTCCCCGCCCCGATCGCTCCGGCAATCCCGCCTCCGATATTCCCCGCCCCTGAAAGGAGCGCCGCCGTGCCCAGGTTAGGGACGAGGTCCTTCCCAAGTTGGGACCACCAAGACTGCCCTCCCTGTGCCCCGCTCATATCGACAAGGTTGGAGCCGGGGATGGAAAGGCTCGGAGTGCCAAAACCACCGGGGAGCCCTCCCGAAGTCAAGCCGCCGAAGTTGGCCGGAGCGGCCAGGGCTGCTGTGTCAATTCCAGCGGATGCCGCTTGGCTTCCAAAGTCGATCCCAGCTGATGCCGCATCTACAGCAGGTGCCGCGCTTCCCGACGACACAAGGTCAGTGAAGAACGGGAGCACTGTGCTGTCGATAAAGTCCCCAATGCCAAAGAACGAGCAGAGGTACTCCGGAGGCTCCCCGGACTTAGGGTCCCATCTCATGCCTGTCTCCGCATCAAGCCATCATAGTAGTGAACTGCAGACTTATAGGTCGTCGCGATGCCAGCAAGGTTGCGCTGTATCCGCACAAGTGCGATTTCTGGATCGACCTGGATATTCATCGGAGAAATGGCCTGCCACCAGCCACGGTCGAAGAGATGCGGGAGACAGTGCTCGAAGACTCGCTTGCAACCCGCCTCGGTGGCCAGATCGGCAAAAGTGATCTTGAGAACTCCCGACAACCCTTCAATCTCCTTCATCGCGATATCCAGGCGGTCGATAGCGTGGCCGATCTTACTCGTGTTGAACCCGAGCCGCTCCCCGCTCGCGATGATTTCGTTCTTTGGTCTTCGCAGTGTAACAAGCCTAGCACTTGGAGATGCCTCGATAACCTCGGGCCAGAGGAGCGCGATTTGAGTGTCGCATATACCGGTGTGAGGCCTGCCGAGGACCCTGGTGATATCTTCGGTGCTTTGGAAAGCGGCAGAAATATCATGAAGGCATACCCATTCTCCGTAGGTGAGGAACGCGCCAAGCCACGCACTACGGGACCGGGGCATGGCGAAAACGACGAAGGGTCTCATGGTCCTAAATACTCCGCATCGATCCATGAAAGCTGTGGAGCAGAACCCCCTAGCGCGTTTGTAGCGCCCCCAGTAATTTGAGCAAAGCCCTCGATAAAGTCGGTGCTGCCGTTCATCTGGACAATCGCCGACGCCGTGCAGGTCAGTGTGGCCGTACCTCCTGTAAAGAACATCTCCGACACTTTGAAAGGAGCACCGTTTTTGTAAATAAAGGTTTGAACCTGAGTGACAGTGGTGCCACTTTGCGCCACCGTAACCCCCACCCTGTACCGTCCTGCCAACAGTGGCGTATAGCGCCCTGTTGCATTATTGTACCAGCCATTGGAGTCCGACTCCACGGTATTGAAGATTATCTTTGCGGCAACGCCCGTTGCCTGGGCTTGATTGGCACTCAAGGTGGCACTGAGATAAGGCGAGGTTGTCCAGCCTGGGCCGGTGCCCAGGTATTGTCCCGCTACCCCCGCGCCGAAGATGGCATTCATTATGCCTGCGAGCGTGTTGGCACTCGGCACGGCGACGCCACCGGAGATATTGGCAAGGAGGCGCTGGTTGGCGACAGTGGCCAGCGACAGGGTGACCGGAAGGGAACCGGCCTGGGCAAGCCCAGCACCTGCAGCGGCAAACGTAATCCCCGCATGAGTTACGAAAGCCGGGAAATCGGTGGGAACCGGTGCCGCCGCGCCAGCGCCAATGTTGGCCAGGAACCTGTCGCTGGCGATGGCCGCGAGGGAGACGGTCGCCGGATAGCCCGCCGAGACGCTAATCCCAGTTCCCGCTCCAACTACCCCGTCTGCCTGTACGACGCTGCCATCGGTTTGTTGCAGGCCCAGCTTGGTGCCGTAGCCCCCGCCACAGCGGACCCACGCCCAGCGGAGGAACTCCTGGAATGTATGAGTGGCAGAGCCATCGGCTTCCACCAGCTTGAACCCTGCTGGGGCCATCGCCATATTTTGTGGGGTGGCAGCCATCTAGCTCCCCATCGGGAGAGGGTCTACCCAAGCCCCATTAAGCGCGGTGAAAGCATCAATCGACCAGAAAAGCTCAAACACCCTATCCCGCGCCATGCCCAGGCGGCGCCACTGCGGCTGCAGGATGAACTCCCCGGTCGCGCCCAGGCTCTGCCCTACCGGGTTGCGCCAGGAGCGCCCTCGGTCGTCACTCCAGCGAAGGAAGATCATCGGAGCGGGAGAGGTCTGGGAGTAGTTTGCAATCTCCCCGCACTGGATATCCGCGCGGAAGCAGGCGTAAGACACCCGGTTGCCATTGGAGACGAGGTGGGGGAAACCCCTGCGCCGCACAATCGGAAGGCCGTCTTCATTGAAGGAGTTCAGATCGAGCTTGTAAAGCTTCCCATTCTGGTAGTCCAGCGCAACCACCGTCCCGTAGGCATTCACTGCGCAGTTGGGCCGCCAGCGATGCTCGACGCCGTTGGCGTCAATCGAGTTCCGCTCATGCCAGAGATCGGTCTGTTTGTCGTAGACCCAGGTGCGATCTGCCGTCGGGAAGGTCAGGACATAGAAGATATGACCTCCCTGCTGATAGGTGAAGCCTATAGCATCATCGATCCTGGAGTACCCGGCGATGGCATTCTCAATCGCATAGGTGGAGATGCGCTCGGCTTTGTAGTAGGACCCCATGACAACGATGCCCTGGCCATCATCGTCCTGACTCAGCCAGAAGACATTCAAGTCATGTTTGGCGACCGAGTATTTAGCCGCGCAACCATGCTGAATGAAGGTGCCAGGGAAGAGGGCAAACGGGAACCCGGCATTGCCTGCGTTGTACCAAACCTCCGAGGTCTGGCTGCCCAGCAACCAAATCTCTCGATGGCAGACGGCGAGGGTAACAAGGCGATCATTGTAGCCGGTCTTGCTGGCGAAGTAGAGGGGGTCCCAGACGAAGACGTTGGGCTTGGTGGACTGAAACTGCTGCGTCGCGGCCACATTGGAGACCAGGAGGGTATCGAGAAAGCCTACCTTATCCGCGCCGAAGAAGTTAACATCGGTGACCTTGCTGAAGACATTCGTGCTAAGGATGATCTTGTAGCCAGTGGGCGAGCCATCGACGAGAAGTATCTGCGTATCGTCGTCTACCATCGAGCAGATGCCGTTGGTAGTCCCGATGGTGCCAAGGAGTGTGAACACCCACGAGGCCGAGATCATGTAGACCCCGCTGCCCACCACCGCATAGATGACATTGTTGCTGGCGCGGTACAGGCACCGGCCCTCGGTCAGCACCGGGGCTGTGCTCAGTACGGTAAGTCCGGGGGTTACGTTGTGAGTGACCGGGGCTTCGGAGTCAGCAGGATTTTTCTCCGGATAGAGATTAACACACCGCTGCGCGTTTGCTATGAGCGCACGCGAGGTATAGGCTCCCTCAGTGAGAGGAAGCCCATTCTCGTTGTGAAGCCGTCCGACCACTTAGGCGGTGGTGTCCTGTTTCCATTGGCCGAGCTTGAAGCAAACGAAGGTGGAAATCTTGGTCGCGGCAACCGGCACCAGGGTGCCATTGGCCGTGGGGGCGCTAGCCGTGTTTGCCGTGATGGTATCGAGGGTACCGGTGGCCGGATTGTTGCCCTGGAGAGCATACACAGCGAGAATGCTGACCCCGTTGTTAATGACGCGCCTGCGCTTGCCCAAGTAATCCGCCGCGGGCAGCATCACCGAGTCATTGACAGAGGCGACAACCGAGACCTCGCTCACCGCTGCGCTGAGCTGCACTGCAGTCGCTGCACCACCGCCAGCCTTTGCCGTGATGCCGTTGGCAGTGGAGAAGAGTTCGCTGAGGATCGTATTCAAGTCGGTCCCATCGACCGGGCGGAAACCGGGGACAAGGCGAGGCAACGCAACCATTTAGACCTCCTAGTTGGAATCACTGTAGATGTTGTACCGGCTTCCTTTCGTCAGGCCCGAAGGCATGGTGAGCACAGCAACGCCGATGTTCGACTCGCGCAGCACATTGAGGCTATCCTTGGCAAGTCCCTTCACGTCATTCCACTGTTCAGCCATCAGCTGGTCCTTGGAAATCGGATAGCGAACTCCGAGGCGGACCATCAGATTGTACAACAGTGCCCCGTAGTATTCATGGGGCAGATTGAGGGCAGTGGAAAGGGACGGGAACTCGGTGAGGGTATCCTTGAAGGTGAAATGGTACTCATAAACCGAAGCAAGGGCCAGCGGGTACGGGTAGATAACCCCTAGCGGGTAGACCGCATCATAGAATAGCATCTGAGTGAAAGAGGGAAGCTGCTTAAACGCGATCCTGTTGTAGTCCTCGCGAGCGGTAATGATGCGAATGGGGTAGTCGATTTGATTGGGGACCGTGTTCAGGAGCTGCCGCAAGAAGGCGCTCGAGAGCTTATCAGGCCGCTGAGGGACATTGATGTTCCCTCCGGGGCCAATGGTGTAGCTGACCGCCCCCGTACTCACAATCGACTTGTCGACCAAGTGATAAACCAGCCAGCGCTTCCTGCTCCACTGCGCCAGCATCATGTTGAGCGTGTCGAAGGCGTCACTGGTATCCTCGGCATCAGCACTCTGGCCAATGCCGAGGGCACCACAGTCCTTCAAGGCAAGCTTGATGATATCGCCTGCCGTGAGGATCATTTAGGCTACCTTCTTCGTGGCAACCGGGCCGACCTTGGGCTCGATTTCCCCAGGGATCTGGCGTTCCGCCCGCAGCGCGGCGAGTTCCGCATGAGCGGCAGAAAGCTCACGTGCAAGCTTGTCTCGCTCCGCGGCGACCGAGACCTCTGCTTCACCCTTCTCCGGAGGCGAAGCAAGTTCCACATCCATCTCGGTCCGGCGATCAGTGACCAGGACCTGCTCGCCGCTCTTCGTTCTGACCCACTTGGGGTACTCGCAGAACTTATAGGGCGGGAACTTAAAGGAGGCATACATTCCAGCGGTGGAGTCCATGGCTTAACCTTTCGACTTGGAGGATTTGTCCGTGATGGGCTCCTCCTTCGGAGTCGCAGCCGCCTTATAGGCAGCATCGCTCTCGTAGAGGGCACCATCAACCCACTTGGGGTATTCCACCGGGACGGGGACAGACTCCTGCGCCTCCAGTGGCGACCCCATTGCACGAAGCCGATCCATCGCCCCGTACATCTCATCAAGGGCCTGGTTGGCCAGATGACTCGCCTGCGGGTCCTCGGCGAATTGGGCAAGTACCTTGGCCCGCTGCTCTTCCCTCGTCATGGTGTTCTCCTAAGTTGGAGGGGGCTGTTACGCCCCCTCGTTGCCTCAGACCGCGTCGCCGACTGCCACACACCACTCAGGCCTGATGAACACGAAGCCATAGAGCACGTCAAGCCTCGTAACCATCTGGTCGGTTGCGATGAGGTAGTCGGAGATCATACGCATCGACACTCCGTCGAACTCTTCTCGAGCGACCTCATGGACGCCTCTGGGAGTCTCCAGGTCCGCCGTGGCAAGCGTGATCGCCTCAGGAGCGAAGGCGATGTTCTTGCGGTAGGTGGTGCCCGCGAGGGTCACGACGGAGATCGAAGCCGAGTTCGCCGGGGACACGTCCACCGTCTGGTACTGCACAGCGCCAGCGCCGGTGTTCGGGTTGTAGCCACCGGTGCCGGGAATCAGCGCAGGATAGATCGGGACCGAGACGCCACCGCCGGCGACAAGGGCGGTCACGACGAATTGTGCGGGCTGCCCGTTCGACTGCTTGGTCACTCGGTTGACGGCATTCACGCCCGCGAAGGAGATGATATCGCCAGCGGCAAAGCCACCAGCAATCGCATTCACGGTGATGGCCAGTCCGGTCTGGGACGCACCGTTCACAGTGCCGGCGATCAACGCCGGGTTGCCGGTTCCGGTATAGGCCGAGGTGGTATGCTTGAGCACCGTCTGGTCGGAGAACCAGTCAAAGCCAAGGGCCTCCTGCATCTGGCCGCTTTCGTACTGCCCTGCGATCGCCTTCGAGGGATTGAAGAGACCGGACAGGGAGGTGACAGTCCGGGCCATCGTCAACGGGTCGAGGATGAGCTTGCGGTTCTTCCTCGGCGCGGACTTAATGTCCAGGATCGCGCCGGCGTTCAGCCAGGTACCCGCCGTGGGGTTCAGGATGATACCGGACTGGTCGGTCTGAGCGGTGAAGTTGCTCACTCCGGCTTCCACACCGGTCATCACGTCTGCGGCAACCGCGCCACCGAGGTTGTTGACCATCGGGGCCAGGACACGCTTGGAGAACGAGTCCAGCGACATGGTGCGGTCAACCGTCGAGTAGCTCACATCGACGTGCTTCTGCGTGGCCAACGGCAACGAGATGCTCTGCTCCGCCGTGTCCTGTGCAGCCAGCGCCGCGCCGGTGGTGACGGTGAAGTCGTTGGGCAGACGGATACGCAGGGTCTGACCGATCTTCGCCCCGGTTTGGGCAAAGCTGTCGTCGTACTGGCGATCGATGCACTGGATGAATTCGTTGGAGTTGATGAAGAGTCTCACCGCCTCCAGCGTAATCATGTTGATGGTGAGAAGCGTATTTGCCATCTTTGGACTCCATGGGCGCAATGCGCCTGGTTGAGGAAACCGTGGAGCCTACCCAAAGAACTTTGGCAGTGGAAGGCGATGGGGTTGGACTAGACCCTATGCTTGCGTCCAAAGCAGAAGATTTAAGGTCCCTTCAGAAGACCTTGGCTTACGCCCTACTTCTTCTTCCTCTTCTTCCCACGACGGGACTCGGACAGGGCAATCGCCACCGCTTGCTTCTGGGGCTTCCCCACCGCCATCTCGGTCTTGATATTACTCGAGACAGTAGCGCGAGAACTTCCCTTCTTCAGCGGCATAGCTAGGCCCTCCGGCGTGAATTGGACTGGCGCTCGGCAACCTGCTTAGTCCGCAGCTCCATCCACTCTTCTTTCGTGATCTTGTTGGTCCCCGCGTCATACAGTGACGGCGCTCCACGAGCGCGGCCAGTGACGATAGTGCCCGAAGGCGGCGGAGCTTTCGAGATGATCGGGGCATCTTCCAGCGCCGACGCGAAGCGTGCCAGGGCTACGCCCTGCTTGGCCGGGGGAAGCGCCATGATCCGTGCAGCCTCATCATTGTTGGCAGTCTTCGCCAGCGCCGCGATGACCTTGGTCGGAGCTTCGAGTTCGATCAAGGCCTCCAGGAACGGAATGGGCATGGAGGGAATCGCGCCCTGGGGAGTCTGCACCATCATCGGGGAGATGTTATGGAGGTGCTGCACGGAGGTGTCGAAATCCGGGAACTCCTTCCGCCCGGCGGCGAGGACCTTCCCGGTGGCCTCGTTGAAGGCATCTGCTGCAGCGATCTGCCGCGCACGAGCCTGCACATCGGCCTCTGACATGCCAGTGGAGGTCCCAGGCTTGGCCTCCTTGAGCTGACGAATTTGCGTGTTGAGCGCATCACGCTCACGCTCGGTCTCCCGCCAGGAGCGGGTCAGGGTATCGATGCGATCGGTTGCCCACTTGGGGACGGTGCCGCCTGCAGCCTTAAGCTCGGCGATCTGGGCGATGGCCTCCTCTAGTGTGGCCGGGAGCGCATCAGCAGATTTGGCGGCTGGCTTGGGCTCGGGTGCCCCTTCGCCGGGCTTTGGTTCGCCTTCCCCAGGCTTGCCTTCTCCTTCACCTTCGCCGGGTTTGCCTTCTCCTTCGCCTTCCTTTCCGTCGCCTGCGGACGCTGCGCCGCCCTTTCCCTCTGCCTCATGCACCGGACTCCAGCTTCGGATAAGCATCAGGCAAGCTCCCAATCGACCGCAAGCAGATCAGCCTGGGAGCAGAGCCATCCCGGCTGCCATTGCTTCTGTGCAGTGAACATAGCGATGTACGGCTGGCAGTCAAGTGGCGTGTCCTCGCCAATCCACTTAGCAGTCCGATCGTTGACCTTACGCGAGGTATCAGAGGTGGAGAACGCGGGAAGTTCGAGGCGAGGCATTAGCACGATAAACATGCCTTTACCATTCCAGCCAGCACGACGGACCTTCTGTCCGTCCCACATCTGCTTAACTGCCCAGCCGATTGTCTCTCCCATCAGCGTCTAATCCCTCGAATACGTACTTCCTGGGCACGACTACGCCCAAGCCTTAATTCATTGTCCTTGATTAGAGCATCAGCTATCTCGTCTTTCAAGCGTGGTTCCATGTTGGTTGACAGGAGCTTCGCTAGGTGTGTCCGCGCAATGGGGAGAAGGTCTCGCCAGCGATCACCGACCCAGTGCTTCCGGTTGCGATTGAGGGAGTACCAATTATTGTCCTGAGCAAGGCGCTCGTAAAGGGCCTCCGCGCACCCCACGGCGGTCTCCTTGACCAGCGGATGAACCCAGCCGAATTTGTTTGGTCTGGTAGGTATGCCCATGTTATGCGCTCCCTCGGGTGCCAGTGCCACCAAGTAGGTTGGAGAACCGGGGGTCTCCCATCAGGCGATTGAAGACATCCTGATTTAGGGTCAGGTTATTGCTGCGATTACCTGCGCCAGCGCCGCCCTGGCTATCGGCTGTGGTGGAACTCGGTGTCCCTGTCCCATGCGTACCTATGGCACCCACCACGTCAGAAATTCCTGGAATGCCAAGTTCTCCAGAGGCTACCCCAGTAAAGCCACCGGTGACTGCACCGAGCGGGCCACCTGTGAGTGCCCCCGTAAGAGCACCCTTCGCGAAGTTACCAACCTGGGCCGATGTCACTCCGAGCGCATTTGCAATGGCGGTAGCAAGGCTCTGCGCCTCGACTTTAGCATCGTTGAAGAAGCCAGGAAGCCCGGTTTTGCTAGTCGTGTTACTGACGGTGGTGGAGGCACCCTCCTCCGCCGCAGTGGAGGACTTCACTCCAACAGATGGGGTATCCTGATTGGTGTTGGGGTTGGAAGCGGACGGATCGTTGCCGCCGACTGCAGCACCAGCACCCGGCCCAGGTCCAGCACCGGCACCTTCCGGCGATGCGCCAATTCCACCAGGACCTCCCTGCGTGCCACCTTGGGAGTTGTCGCTACCAAACCCGCCGCCACCACCAGTTCCGGCTCCCGTCCCACCACCGCCGCCATCCGAGCCCATGCCAGGACCATTACCGCCGCCTTCTCCACCAGGGCCTTCCCCGCCACCTTCGGAGTCGAACTGCGGTAGCCCCGTCCGGTCATTGATGGAGTTGTGGGGAGAGCCGACAGTAAACCGTGGGAGATGCTTGCCGAGCAGGGCCTCGAGCTTGGCGTTGATCTCGGGGGTGCGCCACTCGAAGGGGAACACAACGTCGTTCTTGGAGAGGTGGCCCAGAAAGCGGTCCTCTCCATGTCCCTGGGCAGCAACCTCCTCCAGTGCGAAGGGGTTGAAGTCAACCGGAGTGAAGCCAGTGGACTGGCCGTAGTTTTGCGGCAGTGCCCCCGCTGGGATGCCGGTCTGGCCAAGCGACTGGTTGAGGTCCATCGTGCTTGCAGGGTCCGACTTAGGCTCGCCCTGTGCCGCGCCCATGGGTGGGAGGAACAAATTCGGCCTTGGCATCTGCATCATTGGGGAGGCTCCAGCCATTTACCAGGACGATCCGGGTCAGGGGTGTACCAGCGGCCATTGGGAGCAAGGCGTGCCCCAGGGTACTTGGGATGCACCGGCGGTGCGAAGGGGTCGTGATCCACAGGGGTAAGATCAGTCGGGAAGGGGTTGTGTTCGACTGGGGAGATGGTTTCGCCGTTCTTCCCGGTGATCTTGATGTTATCTGGGTGGAAGATCACGAAGTTGTGGGTGAGGTGCTTCCCCTCTCGCATGTCGGCGATTTTCTGCTGGTGGGCAGCGATCCGCCCCTTAGACCAGTCAATTACATCCTGTCGGCGTTCAAAGAAGGCGGGGAGAAGGTTCGGGTTGTTTTTATTCCGGTCAAGCTCGTCCTGCGCACTGGCGATCTGCTTGTGGTGTTCAGCGATCGCCGCTTCATATTGCTGGATATCTTTCACAGTGAGCACAGCGCGGCCACGGCTTTGCTGGTCGAGGTACTTACTCCCCGGAATGCCAACCTCGTGAAGCATCTTGGAGATTTCTTCCGGGTGGTCAGTGACATTGTAATGCTGTGCAGCACGGATGAACTGGTGGCCGGTGGAAGCGTCAGGTGAATCGAGCGGTGAGTTCATCCCGTAGTTATCCGCATGATCGGCAAGTGCTTGCTGGAAGTGCTCGGGAAGCTTGGCAAGCTTGGCCTGGATTTCTGGAGTCTGCTCGGAAAGCTTCTTATCTAGGTCGAGCAGCTCATGTTTATCCGGCTTGATTTTCACATCGTAGAGATTTCCCTCGGAGGGAGAACTCCGCGCGCCAGCTTTCTGATATGTCTCTGCGGTGTCAGGGATCTCCGCGGCATAATGGCCATGGCCGTAAGTCTGGTTACCTTCCCCGGTGCCTATCCGCTCGTCTCGGAACCGTCCTAGCGGGTGGCCCGCCTCTCCCTCAAACTCATGCGGCGACCCATGGAAGGCATCTATCGAGGAGGATTCCCCTGGAAGATGATACCTGACAATCTGCTCTCCCTGTGGGTACCCCGTCGTGCGCAGCGGATGACCGTGATAAGGTCCATTCTCCCAGCGCTCCTGCACATTCCTGGCCTCGGTTTCTCCCGCGAGGGTTTGGTATTTCTTAAAAGCATCCTTGGCAGTCGCGTCCAGCTTCTCCGCCTCGCTGTGAGCCGCATCCCACTCTTCAAGCAGTCCAGGCTTCGCCGCGAGCTGGTCCATTGCGTCTTGCTGAAAAGGAAAAAGCTTCCTTCCTTCTGCTAAAGTCTGCCTTGCGTTGGCAACAGTGAACTGATTAATGTGGTTGTCGGTAAACTGCTTCTGGACCGCCCTCACGCGATCCCTGGATGCTTTCTGCACCTCATCGAAGCCTTTGGGAAGAAACTCTGCTGTATTTCCGCCAGTAGCGAAGCCTTCTTGCTCTTGAATGTGATGCTGGATTTCGTGCAGTAGCGTGGACATCATGGGCGCATCGCCGCGCGCATTGGTGATCCTGAAGCCATGCTCTTTACTATAGCTGCCATTGATGCCATCCCAGCCTGCCATCATGTGGCTCGGGCCGACCCGCATGTCTTTAATGTCTGGATAAGCCTCGTACAGTGCAGGATGGTCTAGCACGTCGCCAAGCTTATAATCTTTCGCGTAGCTGAAACGCACCCTTGGCCCGTCAATCCCTTCCTCTTTCGCGGCGTCCTTCCACTTCGCCCCGGTGTCAGGAATCTCGAACTTCCAGTTGTCATCTACGTCGCGGTACCAGCCAGTTTTCGCGTGAATCTCAATAGGAGGCGCAGGCTCAGCATTATCTCGAAGCTCGTGATACCTGTCCCACTCCCCTTGGCTGAGTCCTGCTTTACGATCTATGCGGGACTGGAGCCAAGTGAACTCATTCTTCTCGGCGGGCGAAATATGCCCAGTTTCCATCTTGAGAGCTTTGCTGAGTGTTCCCAGATCAGCATTGGCCGCCGACTCTCCACCGAAGATGCCAAGCTTGCCAGGGGTGCCCCGGCTTAGTGGGGTGACGGTGGAGGCCCAGTTCCCTGCATAGTCGCGGGCGACCTCGGGGAGGTCACGGACATCATACTTCCCAGCGTACACGTCCCCCGGAGTAGTGAGCAGGTCGCGGCCAGCGCCTGCAGCTCCCCTGGCAAAGCCCCAGAGATCTTCCCCGAGGGCATCGGTGAGCTTGTTGCTCGGAATGGGCGGAGAGGCCCCATACTGCGACTCCATCGGGGCAACGCCCTGGAGTAGGTTCGGCGCGGGAGGTCCTTGCCACAGCCCCGGCGGGAGTTGCTGATCTGCGTCGGTGGGAGAGTACTGCTCAACCATCTCATGCCCCTACGCGAGCAAACTTTCCTGGCCTGGAGGGGTCTTGCACGTACCACTTGCCATCACGGGCTTGGCGTGCGCCGGGGACAGGCGGACCACCGGGAGCCGCGCCTTGCTCCGTCTGCTCCGCTGCTTGCTCTCCCTCTTTCCCCACCTGGGGTACCTCGGCGCTACTGCCATCCTCGTTCGTCCCCATGCCAGCGACAACCCGGTCGGCGTTCTTGTGTGCATCGTTATGCACAAGGTCCATCTGGTTCTGCTGCATGTCATGCATGAGCTGGGCGCGGAGCACCGCCAGAGTCCCTGTGTCGATACCATGATCGGCCAGGATTTTAAGCCGGTGCGTGTCCGCCTCAAAGGCATCAATCTGCCGCATCTCCTCCTTGCCCTTGAGCTTGATCTTGTCCATCGTGTTCTGATCGAGGGCCTGAGTGAGCATCTTGGTGAGGTTTTGGACCTGTTGCTGGAGCTGCTGCTCGGCCTGGGAAGGACCTTTCCCGAGAGCCTGCGGTGGGAGCATCCTCTTAAAGCGCTCCGCTGCCTCGTCCGCACCTGGGAAATCCGCGGCGCGCATCCAGATATCGCCCACGAGGTTCGCCATGTTGGGCGCTTGCGCGATCAGGGTAGTGAGGGCCTCAAACATCTGTTCCCGTTGTGTTCCGTAGGCGGGACCGACATCTGCCTGCACGTCGTACTTCCCGACATTCGGGTTGAAGATGCGCTGGACTACCTCCTGGTCGTGGTTAAGGTGCTCGATGTAGGACTGCTTCGCCTGCGGATCGATATCGATTTCGTAGTCGGTGCCGTCGATTGCCAGGATGCGGAGCACCCGCTTGGTGTCGTAGACCTTGGGGATCAGGTCTAGGATAATTTTTCCCAGATGGCGAATAGCGACAGCAAGGTTATCAATGTAATGATAAGTCGCATTGTCACCCTTTCTCTGGCGCTCCATCAGAGCTTTGCCAGAACGCTCGTTCGAGGGCTCCCCCATCATAGGCTCATGCTGGCCCGAGACCATCATAAGCTCATTCGTTGCAATCTGCATTCCGGTGATGTAGGCCGGGGCCATGGCAGGCGGCTCAGGACGGCTAGGCGAAGGCAGCTGATTGCCCGCGTCATCCCAAGCATTGTACGGCAGGACGCTGTGGTTTACTCGGTTTGCCGTGTTCCAATACATCTCATAGGATTCGATCGCAGCCGCAGGCGCAATCCAGGGGGTTTTGGTCTGCAGCGCCACGTTCTCGACGGCCGAAGAGGTCCAGAAGTTGTAGATGCGCTGCGGGTCCTTCATCGCCCGCGTGTGGCCCTTCCGGTCGAGCTTCCCGTCAATGATGGTCTCTTCCCCGATGACCGGGACGAGCGGGAT